TTATTGAGCTTTTTGTAACAAAAGAAAGAGATACATTGTTTGCTAATAAAAAACATACTATTTCACAAGCTATGGGATATTTAGAAGCTAATAATCTTTTAACACCTTTTGGTAATAGAATTAGATTATTTATAAATAAAATTTTTGGAAAAGATCATTGTATAGATGCTTATAAAAATATGTAATAGTTATGAATAAAATTCTTGAACAATTTATTAGTGAAATATTAATAGGAACTGGCTTATTAACTTCTTTAGCTGCTTATTTTAAAACAATAATTGACAAAAAGCAAATGGATAAAAAATTAAAACTAACAGATGAACATGATAAACAACATGAAGAAATATTACATAAATTAAATTTTTTATATGATAATATTAAAAATACAATTTTTTTAAAAACTTTAGAAATAAAATTAAAAAAACAATTAGATACAATTATAGAAATAAATATAATTGAAAATTTAGAATTAATTAATATATTAAATATTAGTCTCAATTGTTTTTTATCTGTAATAAATGATATATTATTATATGATTTTGATGTTACAATAAATCAATTAAATGACATATTTAAACAATATATAAATAATATAAATTATTATATTAATTATAAAAATTTAAATATAAAAAATATATCTTATTTTATAAAGATTATAAAAAATGAAATTTTAATACCATGTATGAAACAATTTTCTTATGAATTTTTTGATTTAAAATTATTAGAAAATGGAATAAGAAGAAATAAATTACTTGAGGTATCATTAGATATCGAAAAAGAAGTTATTGATAAATTTATTAAAATCTATAATAATTATAAAGAAAAAAATAATGTATAAAAATATTTATTATTATTATTTTTTTTGTTTACTTTGTAATAAAAATGGAAAATTTAACAAACATATTAAAAATTTTAAATAATTCTTTTAAAGATTTAACTTTCGATGAATTTTTGCATGAATATAAAGTAAATAATAAAAAATATGAATCTGTAAGTAAAAGAATAAAACAATTTTATAAACCTTTTGATAAAAATATAGCAAATTTTGTAGCAAAAAAACAAAATAAAACTGTTAATGAAATATTATCAGAATGGGATAATAAAAGAGAATTAGCAGCACTTAAAGGAACAAATATTCATAAATTTGCAGAAGATTATTTTAATAAAAAAATTAAAAATATTTCATTAGATGATAAAAATTTAAGTTATAAAATTGGAATATTTAAATATTTTCAAGATTTAAATAAAAATAATTTAAAACCTATTTTTTCTGAATATAAAGGATATCATAAAAAATTTGAATTTGCAGGTACTATAGATATGATTTTATATAATGAATTATTTAATGGTATTGTAATTGATGATTTTAAAACAAATAAAGATTTATTTAAAAATTATGGTGATCATTTATATGAACCTTTTTTAAAATTAAAATCAAATCCTTTTAATAAATATCAATTACAATTAAATCATTATGAATTAATTTTAAAACAATTAGAAATTCCAATTATTAATAAAAGAATAATACATATAAAACCATATAGTTATGATGTATATATAGTTGATAATTATACTAAACAATTAAAAGAATATTATGAAAATAATAGAATTAATACAGAGAGTGCAATCTCTTTATTCTAAAGGTGTACAATCAGATGATAGTAGATTAACTTCAAGACATATTTATAATAAACTTATAAGTAGTAATAATTTTTTAACAAATAAAAAACTTTCAAAAAATATAAATTTATCTGATAATTACTATTATAATTTAAAAATTGAAATAGAAAATTCACCTTTATTTAAAGATATTTGCATTTTACCTGCAACTTGCAATATTTCAAAATCAATATGTCAAATACCTGATGTACAAATATTTAAAAATAAATATATAATTAAATTTATTTCTTCATTAGATGGGGAAGTTAAATTTAATTATATTGATTTTAATAATTTAAAATATTTATCAGGAAATAAATATACTAAAAATAAACAATGGTATTTTATTAAAGATAAATATATTTATTTTATTCATTCTTATAAAATGAAAAAAGTTATAATTAATGCTTATTTTAAAGATATTACACAAGCTTTAACTTATAATTGTAATGATGATTATAAATGCATAGATATTTTAGAACAAGAATTTCCTACTGATGATGATATGATAGAACCTATTATAGAATTAACTTTAAAAGAATTAGTTAGTGAATTTTCCGTTATTAGAGAAGATTTAACAAATGATAATAAAGATAGTTTATTACAAAATTCTAAATGATGATTACAATAAGAACAATATACAAAGATAAAATAGATTCTCGTAAATTATCTTATAAAAAATATACTAAAATAATTTATTCTTTTATCAAGTTTATGATGCAAGAAATAATAGATGGTAAAGTAATAAAATTACCATTTTATTTGGGTAAAATAGCAATTATTGGTAATAAAATAAAACCTAAAATAATAAATGGTAAAATAGTAGGATTAGCTCCTGATTGGGGTGCTACAAATAAATTATGGAAAGAAGATGAAGAAGCTAAAAAAAATAAAACTTTAATATGGCATCTTAATGAAGAAACAGGTGGTATAAGATATAGAATAACTTATATGAAAGATACTACAAAATTAATAAATAGATCTTTTTATAATTTAATATTTTCATATACAAATAAAAGAACAGTTGCTAAGAATATTAAAGCAGGTAAAGAATATATTATTATAAAATCTAAAAAAGAAAGGTTAAAAAATAAAAATATAAAAAATGATTAAATTTACTACAATAAATACTATATTTACTAAATTACAACGTGATTTTAATTATACAAATTTAAATGAAGCAGATGTAGTAGAATGGGCAGGTGAAGCATTATCAGCAATAAATGCTGTTCCTGCAATGGAAACTGTAACTAAATTTTTTACTGTTACAAATTATCAAATTACTTTACCATCAGATATTATAAGCTTAAATCAAATTATTGTATTAAAAAATAAAGATATAAGTTCTGTATGCGATTGTATAAATAATCTAAAAAAGAAAGGTGATATAAATATATGCTCAGCTGATAAAAAAATTATAAAAAATAATTTAGGTGATAAAGAATGTTTTTCTACAATTTTTGTAGTATCTGATACAAATTGGTATCAAAATTTTTTATATGATGTAGTTAGATTAAGTACATCTACATTTTCATCTTCTTATGATTGTACAGATAAAATAAATACTACTTGTAAATATGAATATACTATTATTAATGGACAATATTTAAGATTTAATTTTACTGATTTTTCTATAGCAATATCTTATAATAGAATACCTTTAGATGAGAATGGTTATCCATTAATACCTGATAATTATAGTTATATAACAGCTATTACAATGTATATAATATATAAAATGGCATTAAGAAGATTTTATGCAGGCGAAACAAATTCTAATGTTCAATTACAAAAAGCAGAAATAGATTGGAATAAGTATTGTTCACAAGCAGCTAGTCAAGCTATGATACCTAAATCTATTGATGAAATGGAAAATTTTGCTCAAGCATGGCTAAAACCATATAATGCTAGAAGTTATTATACTTTATTTAGTAAACAGAATGAAATTCAAAAATTAAAACACTGATGGAACAAATATATACAAATAATTTAAAAGGTTTACATACAGATAATACAGAAATATATCAACCCGAAAATACATATAAATTTGCACTTAATTATGTAGATAATACTACTGAAAAAAACGAACCATTTTTAAGTAATGAAACATCTAATGAATTAAATTTGATATTTGATAATTCTATTGTTATTGGTTCTATTTATATTGGTGATAATCAAACAGTATTATTTGTTGTAAATAATAATAATAATTATTCGGGTATATATTTAGATAATAATGGTGTAAAAGAAACTATTATTCCTTTATGTTCAGAATTAAATCTTAGTAAATATCATAAAGTATATGGAACTTATAGAAAAATCAGAGGTTGTGAAAAAACAATATATTTTACAGATTATTATAATAAGCCAAGATATATTAATTTAAATAATTTAAATTATTTATTTGAAAATAATACATTAATACCTGAAAAATTAAATTTAATAGATGATTATTCTTTTCCTGATATAGAATTAAGTGTAGAAAATAGTGATGGGCAATTATATGCGGGTTCTTATAACATTTCTATTCAATATTTAAATGAAGATTTAAATTCAACTAATTGGATAACAACTTCTGAAACTGTTAATGTATATAAAGAAAATCATTCTAGTAATTATAATAAAATAAAAGGATCTTTTACAGATGATTCTTCAGATTCTCTTTTAAATACTTTATTTAAAGAATCTAAATGTAATAAAAAACTTGTTATTAAATTAAATCATAAAGAAGAAAATAAAAAAACTTTTAAATATTTTAGAATAGCAATAATAATAGCAAGAGCACATACAGGTAATATAACAGAAGTTTTAGTTAGTAACGAATATTCAATAGAAGATACAAAAATAATATATACAGGAAATAATGAAGGATATACGAAAACAACAAAAGAAGATTTATTATTAGATAAACCAGATATAGCAAAAGTAAAACATATTACACAATTAGATGATAGATTGATATTAGCAAATGGTAAAGGTAAAGAAATAGATTGGTGTTCTTTGCAAAGATATGCTTCTGCAATAAAAGCAGATTATTATATAAAGCAAGTTTCTGCTTTTGAAAGTACTATACACGAAAATCCTAAATCTAATACTACAATAAAAATGGGATTTATGGGTGGAGAAGTATATGCTTTTGGAATAGTATATATTTTTAAAGATGGAACACAATCACCTGTTTATCATATACCAGGAAGACCAGAAAATATGTCTAATAATTCATCTAATATGGATTTTTATGAAGTAGTTAATAATACTTATGAAAATAGAGATACATTAAATGGACAAGATTTTTGGGGAAATGATTATTGGGGTAATTCTTTAACAGGACAGAAAATTAGACATCATAAATTTCCTGATAGAAATGATATACCTTTGGTTACTCCAAATAATAATCCATCTAGTAAAATAAAAATATTTAAAGTACAATTAACAGAAGAAGTTCCGCCATCAAGTTATCCTGTATTAATTACTATAAAATATAAAAAAAATAAAGATGATAAATCTAAATCAATATTAATTTACGAAGATGATTATTCATCTACATTAACAATACCTATTAGTTATGGAAAATTATCAGATACTTATACATTAGATAGTATTGATGCAAATAATTTGTATGCATTTAATTCTTCAGAATTTACAACAATTATTAATAATCCAATAAATCAAAAAAATTTACAATTATTAAATATTAAATTTTCTAATATTCAATTACCAGAAAATGCAATTGGATATTTTATTGTAGTAGGTGAAAGAGATGAACAAAATAGAAAAATTATAGATAAAGGATTTATTCAATCATTAAATATAAAAACAAGTTCTGATAATACTGAAAATAATTATATTGTAAATTGTTATTTTAATAATTCTCAGACTACTACCAATGAAGCAAGATATATAATTTATGGAAAAAGTCCAAAAATACTTTTTCATAAAGATGCTTTATATCCAAAAAAAATATATATAGAAGGAATTTATAGACAAGAATTAATTGCATATACAGAAAGTTATCAAAAAAATGCTTTCCCTGGTACATCATCAACAGGATTGTTTTATGGACTAATTAAATATGATACTGATGGTCAAGATTGGTATTGTGGTATAAAACATACAATATATCATTATCATACTTATAATTATTTAGATTATAATGATCCTTCTGATATAATAGGTGAACAAGAATTAACTATAAGTGATTCGTTTTATTTAAAGCCTGCTGATAGAAAAGAAAATGTTTATTATGGTTCTAATAATTATACATTGATAAATGCAGAATTAGATAGTTCTGTTGGGATATATAAATCTGAAAATGGTGGTTTATCATTTTCTAAAACAGAAGCTCATAAAGACGATTTATTTTATGTAAGATTTGAAACAGGAAACGAAGATATACATCCTGTATTAGAAAATATAAAATATTATAAAACACATACTAATTTAGCAACATCACATGATATTGTAGTAAAAGAAGGTGATATTTATATTCAACATTTTCCACAATATCATAGTACTTTTTATGGTTCTTTACAAAAAAGGAGATGGGCAGATACTATATCTAATATTGTAGCAAATATATTAGAATTTACTGGGATATTAACAGTTACTATTTTAACAGGAGGATCAAGTATTGCAGTAGCAATTGGTTTATTAGCTAATATTATAGGCAATTTAATTGCTATAAGTTCTGAATTATTATCACAATTATTAAAAGATATAAATAGTGGTGAATTAAAAGATATTATTAATAACAAAGATTTTAATTATAATACAGATGTTGATTTAAATGCAAAACAAGAAAATGATGATACTTTACTATATGTTGCAGAAAATATAGAAGGAGTATTTGTTGAATCAGAATTAAATACAGAATTAAGATTAAAAATTAATAGTGGGGCTACATCTTATTTTGATTCTTTTGATTTTAATGAATTAAATACTTATACAAGATCTAAGTATTTAAGACAAGATGAAACAAGAAAAGATAATAATGGTGATAATACATTAACATTAATACCTATAAGTACACCAGAAATATATCAATTAAATGAAGATTATAATAGAAAAAATAAAGAAAAAGTATTTTTTCCAATACCATTAACTTATAAATGTAACTCTAAATGCTTAGAAACTTGGAAAAATAGAATTTTATATTCTCAAAGAAATTTTGATGAAAGTAGAACAGATAATTACAAAGTATTTTTACCAAATAATTATAGAGATATAGATAATAATTATGGCGAAATTACAGATATAAAAACATTAAATAATACATTATATATTTTTACAGAAAGAATGTTATATAAAATTCCACCAAATTATCAAGAAAGAGTTAATAAAGATTTTATTAGTTATATAGGAACAGGTGAATTTTTATCAATGGATACTGCTAAAATGGTTGATGATGAAATAGGTGTATGTGGAACTACATATAAAGATTCTATTTTAAAATTTATGAATTCTATATTTTTTGTTGATGATAATAATAATAAAGTATATTTAATAACTGAGGAAGGTCTTAAATGTCTTTCAGATATAGGAATGAAAAAATGGTTTAAAAATAATTTAACTTTTGAAATAAGTAAATTAAGAGATTATTCTCAAATATCATTTAAAGAAATAACACATGATCCACAAGGATATGGATTTTTAACTGTATTTGATGAAAAATATAATAGAATAATATTAACTAAAAAAGATTATACTTTAGATGCTTATGACTATAGATTTAATTTTAATACAAATATTTGGGAAATATATAATGGAAATAATTATGTTCCTATAACTAATTCTAATATATTAAATAATAGTTTTACTATTAGTTTTTCATTAAATACAATGAATTGGAGAAGTTTTCATTCATATTTACCTTATAAATATTATAGAACTGAAAATTCTTTTAAATCTATAAAACAAACACAATTATTAAATTTTACTTCTTATATATATGATCATAATATAGATTATAAATATGGTAAATTTTATAATAATACTTATGATAGTATAATAGAGATAATATTACCTAAAAATAATTTACTTCAATATATAGATGAATTTTTAAAAATAATTACTAAATCAGAAATATATAATTATGATACACAAACTAGTACAGAAATTAGAAGAAATTTCTTTGATAAAGTAATATTTTATAATTCTTATCAATGTTCAGGAGTAAGACTTTTAGATATAAAAAAAGAAAATCCAACGTGGTTAAAAAGGCAAGTAACCAACGATATTGATAGTATTTTAGTATCAAAAAAAGAAGGAATATTTAATTTAAATGAAATAAGAGATTATAGAATTAATTATAATTTACCTATTTTTAATAAAAATTTAATAAATTTACAACAAAATTATTATATAGATAAAATTTTAAATAATATTACTATTGATATTAATAAATCTTGGAATGAATTACAATCTTTTAGAGATAATTATATAGGAATAAGATTATATTATAATAATAGTAATAATTATTTATTTAAAATATTTTCTATAACAGGATTAAAACAAATAAGTTATGAATAATGAAGATTTAATAATGAATTTAATAAATACGGCAGCTAAAGATTATGGTCTTGGGGGTTTAGGTAATTTGGCTTCTCCAGCAGTATCAATTGGTGGACAGTTGAGTAGTCAAATGGCTTATAAATCTGTAGCAAATTTGGGTGAGACTAATAAAAGATTGCCAAGTGCAGATCCTTTTGAAACACCTAATTATTATAATCCTCCATTATGGAGACAAATATATAATAAAGTATTTGCTATGGGTGGTATAGTTAATAATAATGGACAAGAATTAGAAAATAATGAAGCTATAGAAACTCCAAATGGTCAAGTAGCAAAATTAAAAGGTAAAACACATGAACAAGGTGGTATTCAAACTAATTTAGAAGAAGGTACTAAAGTTTATTCAAATAGAATAAAAATAGATGGTAAAACAATGTCAGAAAGAAAATTAGAAAGAGAAAAGCAAAATAAGAAATTAGAAAAGAAATATAATAAAGATACTACAGATATAGTAAATAAAAATACTTTAGAAAGAATAGAAGAAGTAAATAATTTAAAAGAGTATTATGATACAGAATTTCAAAATATGGTAAATGAAATGATTACTCAAAAAATGAGTAAAAAATATGCTTATGGAACAGGAGGTGATGGTATCCCAACAGGTGGTGATCCTAAAGATCCTAATTCAATAGAATATTGGCAATATCCTATTGTAGCACAATCTATATCAGATTATTTAAATGAAAATAATTTTAATGAATTTACAGATTTTTATAAAAATACAACTGGCAGAGAATATCCTGAAACTTTTGAAAATTTTAAAGCTAAAATAAATGAAGCAACTAATTCTAATTTAGGAGCAAATGGATATATTAAAAAAGATATTTATAGTAACACACATACAGATAATGGTATAGAAATATCTACATTACCAAATTTAGGTTTATTTTCTCAATATTTATATAAAAATAATGATACATATAAAAATAATTTTAATAATACTTTAAAAAATAATAATTTACAATATGTAAATGGTAGTATTGTTCCTATCGATACAACAGATACTACTGGTATTAATAATATAAAAGATACAACTAATATTAATGGTCCAACACAACCAGATGAAATAAATCAAATTGAAAATACAGATACAGAACCTTTAGCACAAGTAAAACAACCAGAAACTACAAACCAAGAGCCATTAACAGAACCAAAAAATCCAGTACCTACTCCATCAGAAGGTGTACCAGCAAATCAAAATAGTAATTATAATCCTTTTTTAAATGATTATAATGGAACTATAGGAGATGCCATTGGTTCTATGGGAACATTATTAGGAGGTATTGGTCCTGCTTCTTTAACTCTTAAAAATAGATTAGAAGATTTACAAAATAGAAGTTTTTTTAAAAATTATGGTAATAAAGGATTAAAGACATTAGACGAAACTGGTCAAATGGCTAAATCAATAGCTGATGAATATTTAAAAGATATTGATTTATATTCTAATACTTCTAATAGAATAAATAGGGAATCAGCAAGAACAGTAAATGTTCAAAGAGCTTTAGATACTGTAACTCACATGCAAACATTAAAAGCAAGAGAAAATATTACTAAATCTTTATTAAATACAATGTCTCAAATACAAGCACAAAAAGCTACTATGGAAAATCAAAGGGATAAAGTTACTATGGGTGCAGAATATCAAGCTGATTTAGCTAATAGACAAGATAGAGATGCTTTTTATACTAATTTAAATAAAGATTTAAATACATCTGCTACATATTTACAAAAATATGGTGCTGATACTAATTCAATATTACAAAATAAAATGTTTTTACAAATATTACCAACATTATCTCAATATGGCATTGGATTTAATGTAGATGAAAACGGAAATTTAATTATGTATAATGATAATGGTAATACACAAGATTTAAAAACACAATAATTATGGGAAGATTTTATAAAACAAGTAGATCACAAATGCTTGATTTTACATTAAAATTACCTGAAGAATTAATGATAAAATCAGTACAGTTTAATGATCAAATGATAAATAAAAGTTTAGAAGGATTAGAAAAATTATCAGAAGTAAATGTAGGTCACGGATTTGGTGAAATAGATACCAATAGAATGAAAGAAATAAATGATATTTATGATAAAAAAATAAATAGTGCGACAGAAAATTTATATAATAATACTCTTAATTGGCGTAATATAATTCCTGATATTAAAAATATTGGAAAAGAAATGTATATTAATAAAACAAGAGGTGAATGGGGATTAATAGAAGGTAATTATAATGCTTATCAAACTTCATCACAAAATTTAGATAAATTAGTTCAAGAACATCCTGATAAATATACACCAGAAGATATACAGAAATTAAAAACTTATGAATATATTAAATGGCAAGGAACAAATTACAATCCAGAAAAAGGGACATATAATACATTTAGTCCAGTATCACCAGCTGAATATGTAGATTTAGGGAAATTAGCTGATTTAGAAGGTAAAGGATTTAAAGCAGATGAAAATACTACATATAATGTTACATCAGATGGTAGATATTGGAAAAAGACAATAAGTGGTTTAGAAGAAGTATCACCACAAGAAGTTTATAATGCAGTAACAAGCAGAATATATGGTGATCCAAAAGCAATGGCTTATTTACAACAGCGTTTTATGGTTGATTCAACATTAGATAAAAATTTTAGTAAACAATTTGAGAAATTAGTAGATGTTAATGGTAATCCTATAAAAGATATTAATGGTAATATTATAGGTCAAAAAGATAATCCTGCACAAAATTATATTGATTATATGGTATATAAAAATGCTACTGCACCTATGATAAAATATTCTTATCAAAAAATTAAAAGCGGAACTACAGGAATAACAGCAGATCCATTTGAATTACAAAAGCAAAGAGCAAAAGATGCAAAAGAATTAGCTAAATATAAATATAATTTAGCGCATCCTAAAACAGCAATTACAGATACTTATAATGCAAGTACAACAGTAAATCAAATATTAGATCCTAATAAATTTAATGTTCAAGGTATTCGAGAACAAATAAATATTTTAAAAAATGGAATAACAGATACTCAAAATAATGTAAATAGTGTTGATAGATTGCTAAAAGGCAATCCTAATGAACAAGATAAACAAATATTTAAAAAAGCAACAGGTAATGATTATACAGGTACTATAACTCCTGAAGAAAGACAAGAATTAGAATCATATAAACAAAATCAAAAAATATTTTATAATAATTATCAAGATAATTTAAAACGTTTAAAAAATATTGGAAATCAAGCTAATAATGATGTAACTGATGAATTAGTAAAAAATGGTAAATATACTCAAAACCAAGTAGATTGGTATAAAGCTAATTATACTAGAGGTAATGAAATAGAAAAACATAACAAAGAATATTATCAAGCTATAAGATTAATTAGTACTACTGGTAAAGCCTCTTATGGTATTGGTAAACAAACACTTATAAATTTTGGCTATTCTGAACAAGAAGCACAGCAAATAATAAATGATCATAATCATTATAAATTATATAAAAGTCTTAAAACTGATTATGGAACAGAACTTAATAATTGGTATAGTACTAATCAAAAATATAATCAAATAGAATTTACAGGTGTTGATTTAACTCAATTTAATAATGATCCTACTATTAAAGCAGGTTTGTATAATGCTGTTGTTAATTCTCCTGGCGTATATTCTAATGATATGTTAGCTTATGCTGATCCATCATCATATACTACAACATATAAAAAGCATATTATTGGAAGAAAACGTGGTTTATTTTTTAGTAACCTTACTCAAGAACAATTCAATGATTATGTTACACCTTTAGCTATGACTAATATAGGAGACGAATTTGTAGCTGTTGATTATCATGTAGATGAAAAAATGCCTGGTATAAAAAAATTAAAATCTCAAGAAGGAAAAAATGGTGTTATTAGAATAATTTATAAAAGAGATTCACCTGTTATACAACAATTGGCTGGTACTATAATTAAAAATAAAACTCCTAATAGTGATTTTGCTCAAGGTGCTATGGAAACAATAGTTAATCCTGCTTATAGCGAAGTGGTTACAATGGGTAAAGAAATAGCTCGAAATTCTGTAATAAGTAATTATACACCTGATAATACTGCAACACCTCAAATATTTTATTGGTATGATGATAAAATAAAAACATCTATACAACCTATTACTATTAATGGTAATACTACTTATCAAGTTTTTTACTATATAAAAGATGATAAAACAAATAAATATAAACCATATAGTACTACTGATAGTAACACTCCAACATTATTTAATTATCCACAAATAGGAAATGTTAAACCTGTATTTAGTATAAGTCAAGATATACAAACATTTTATTATAATTTAAATAGCCAAAATAATTAATATGAATACTGATCCAAAATATATAATAAAAAATAATCCTAATATAATAAATGCTAAATATGTAAATCCATTTAATGGCAAAGCAAGAGAAGCTATTTTAAGAACAGGAGGTCTTGTAGGGATACATAGTTACGATGAACAAATGAAGTATTTAAATAATGTAAATCCTAATTTATCAACACCTGATGTTGTACACATGGCAAGTTTATTACAACCATTAGGTGAGCAAATAGGTAGAGGAGCAGCTAATTTTGGAAAGGAATTTGCAGCTGGATTTATAGAAGCATTAGGATCAACAGTAGATATAAGGGCTGGTTTAAATTCAATAGGATTAATAGATGGTGAAATTAATAATGTTTTTTTTAGAACAGCTAATAATATACGCAAATCAGAAAAACCTATTTATGAAAAGAAACCAGGTAGTGTTAATTTTGCTGACCCAGCATGGTGGTTTAATCAAATAAAAACAGCTGGACAAGTAACAGGATTAGCTTTGGAGGCAATGTTAGAAACAGCTTTAATAACAGCAGCTACTGGTGGAATAGGTGATGTTGCTGAAATACCTAAAGCATTATCGGCAACTGAAAAAATGACAGATATATTTAAAATAGCAAGTAAATCAAAAAAAATAAAAAATTTTGCTACTACAATGGCTGTATTTTCAAGATATAAGGAATCAGTATTAGAAGCAGAACAAACACAAAATCAATTAGAACAAGAGTATTTACAAAAAGGTTTTGATAAAGATTCAGCTATTGCATTAAGTTCAAGAGCAGCAAGCGAAACTTTTTGGAAAAATATGCCATTAGCTATTTTAGATGTTGTAGGTATTAGGACAATGTTTGTCAATCCTGTATCAGGTGCATCAGAAGAATTAATGGAAAAATTAATTTCTAAAATACCAACTGCTGTAGGTAGAGGAATAGCAAAAGCAGGAGCTATATCATTATCAGAAGGAAGTGAAGAATTTATTCAAAATATTATTCAAGATGAATCAGCATATCATTCTAAATTAGCATCAGGTTTAATAGATAAACCAATTTTAGCTAGTAAAAGATTTAATAAATATATGAAAGATGCTGATAATTGGAATGCATTCTTTGGTGGAGCTATTGGTGGTATTATAATGGATTTTGGCTCACCTGTTGTTAGAAAAATAATGAATAACAGAACAGAAAAATATTTTGATGATCAATATAATATTTATAATAGTACCTTAGTAGGACGAAAAATAGAATTAATAAAAGAAATTAAAAAAGCAGAGCAAAAAGGTAACTTTGAAGAGGCAATGGCTAATAGAAGAAGTCTTAATGCTGTTATGGGGATTCATGCTTTACATTTAGATCATGTTTCAAATAGAGAAGGGAAAGCTTTAAAATCATATAAAGAATATTTATCAGCATTAAAAGAAGGTTTATCATCAAATGATGAACAATTATTAAAAGAATTAAATTTAAAAAATCCTAAAACAAAAGATTTATTATTAAAAGAAATAGATACTTATACTAATGATATTAATAATTTTCAAAAAATATATGATACTTATAAAGAGCATGTAGATAGAAATTCATTAGAAGATGCTGTTGTATTAGCATTTAATAAAAATATTTTGCAAGAAAGTATTAATAATACAGATAAAAATTTAAAAGAAAAATTATTAAATTATACTCATGAAGGATATTCAATAGATAATATAACAGATGATTTAAATAAAGCGGCTGCTAATTCATTATATGATATAATAAAAGAAAAAATAGTAGAACTAACATCTAATAAAAGTGTTTTTAAAAATCAGTCAAAACCTATAAATGTTAAAGGTAAAGAAAAAAAATTAAAAATAACAAATGAACAAAATATAGATAATAAAAATATTGATAATTTAGAAAATTTATATAAAACATTAGATTATATTGAAAAATTTAGAGGGAAAGTTACAGATAATTTTTATAGAGTATATAATGAAGACCCTATAGAAATACAAACATTAATAAATGATAATGCTAGATTATTATCTACAAAAAAAGCTTTTGAATCTATTAAAAAAGAATTACAAACACAATTATCACCTGAACATCAAGAAAAAGTAATTAAAGCAATACAAAAAAGAATAAAAAATAATGAAGAATTAAATAAAAAAAGAAAACCATTAGAAAAAATAAAAAAAGAAAAAAAAGAACTAATAGATAAAAAAGTTATTAAATCTAAAAAATTAAAAATTAAAACTATAGTAAATAATGCAAGTTTAGATAATACAAATTTTGAAAAACCCGTAGATGATAAAAAGATAGATGATAAAGAACCAAAACCTGAAAGAGAAATAGATCAGATATTTGAAATATTTAAAAATGTTGAAGAAACAGGTGATGAAGTTATTGGTGAAAATAAAAAATTAGAAAAGGAATTAGAAAAAAAAGAAGAAATAAAGAAAAAAGAAAAAACAAAAGAAACAAAAAAAGAAGAAACAAAAAACGAGGAAACAAAAAAAGAAGAAATAAAAAAAGAAAAATCTCCGTTAGACGAATTATTTGATGAAGAATCTATAAATGATGACTTTAATCCTAAATCATATAGTGAAAAAGCTAGAATTAAAAGAGCAGGACTTTTAAATCAAATGATTAAAAAATTAGAATATCAAATTGGTAAAGATCCATCTTTTGAAAATTTTTTACGTTATTTAAAACAATTTTATCCAAAAAAAGAAATTGATAAATTATTTAATTATTTTGTAGTTGCATGGAAAGATAATAATTTTAAAAAAGCAAATTATAAAGAAATTTATAATAAAGTATTTAATCCAATCAATTCTTTAATAGAAGAATTTGAAGAAACAATAGAGCCTGTTAATACTGAATTAGAAGATATTGAAGATACTAAAGAATTAGAAAAAACTGAAAAAGAGGATAAAAAAAATAAGATTGAAGAAGAAAAAAATAATAGAGAAAAAGAAGAAGAAAAAGAAGAAGAAGATGAAACATTTACTTCTAAAATAATTACAAGTGAATTAAAAGCTACTTATATATTTATTGATCCTAAAACTAAACAACCAAAAGAAAGCACTGATATTGCACCTGAAAAATGTGTTGATTATGATTATATGAAAGTAGGTAAAAAATTTAAAATTAAACCTGCTAAAGATTTTAATAATGTTGTAGTAACTATATATGATAATGAAGGAAACAATCTTGGTAGTAAACCATTTAAAGATTGGAATTTTGAAATAGGTTCACAAGAGTATATTGATAATTTTCCTTTTGTAGCTGTTGATCCAACTACAAATGAACAAATATTTTTAGTAAATATACCAAGTTGGTATAATAAAAGACATATAGGAAAAGAAAATACAGAAAAGCAAAAAGCAATAATTAAAGAAGCAAGAAAAACTGTTAAAGAATTTAGAAAATTATTATATGAAAACGGAAGTTTAGATATAGAAATAACAGATATAACAGGTTCACAAATAGAAACAGGAGAATCATTAGCTTTATCTAAAAGAAATCCAGATTTTAATATATCTAGTGTAATTAGAAATGGTCAAAGTGCAGGTCAAATAATTTTTAAAGGTAAAAAACATATAATAGATGTTAGTAAAAGTGATAAACCAGGTGCACATACCATAGATGATGAAAATAAAATTATATTCTTTCATAATAATATAAAAATAGGAAATAATGTTGATATAAGATTTTTAAGATATCAAATGGTTAAAGGTATTCAATATAAAGTATATGGAATATATAAATTAACTCAACCGCATAATAATGAAACTAATGAACATAATTTAGAAGATAAACAAATAATAGAATCAATTAAAAATGCAATAAAAACCTATTATTCTCCAAATACTAATAAAGAAAATTTAAATGTAGTAAATAATCAAATTGATATTTCATTAGATAATATAATGGGATTAATGAATTATATAAAAAATTTTACAATAATTAGACTTAGTAGAGAAACAGTAGATGAATTTAATAGTGTAAAAGATGCTATTAATAATACATTGGCAAATTTTGTAACAAAAGTTGCTAATTCATTATCAAGAAAGCCTGTTTATATTGGTATTTTAGGAAATAGAATTATATTAGATACAATCGATGAAAATATGAATCATGATTTATTAGTTATAGATCCTAATAATAAAACTGATAATAAATTATCTGAAAAAATAGATCAATGGTTTGATAGAAATGGTAATAAAATTAGATTAGCAACTACAGAAAGTAATTTATATAATTATTATAATAAAGAAATTCCATTATTAACAGATAATGGTATTGTAGCAGATAGAACTTTATCAAAAATATTAGCTGATAATTTTGAAAGTAATATTTTATCTTATAATATAGGGGATAATAATAATCCAAAATGGATAACTTTAGTACAACCTATTATTAAATATCGATTAATTTTGAAATCAGAAAATAAACAAAAAATTGATATTAAAGAAGAATCAGAGTTAGTAAAAGAAGAAGAAAAAATAGATAAAATTATTGAAAACGAATTACCTGATATTGTTAAAAAATTACTTGAAGAAGCAGATAAATTAAATATAGATACTAATAATATCGATAGTGTTTATGGCAATGATTTAAGTCCAAAAATCTTAACATTAAAATCGCTACAAGAATATTATAATAATATAACTGAAATTGAGGGTATGAATCCTATGGAAATTTCAGAAATGGTTAGATATTTATCTAATAAAATATCAGATAAATTTAATGAATTAAATCAAAGTGATAATAATGTAATATTAGAAGAAGAATTAAATAAAGAATTAAAATTAAAATTTGATGAAGTTCTAGGAAAAACAATAGAAGATAAAAAAAATTTATTGTTTGATACAAATAAAGCTTTAGAATTATACGAAGATAAATTAGATAAAGAAGTTCGTGATAAATTATTATTATTAAAATCAAAAACAGAAGATTTATTAAAAAGATATGATATTGTAAAAAAGAATTTTGATAAATTATTAGAATTAGCTAAAGAAAAAGTGTATGAAAAAATAAATATTGTTAAAACCAAAATAGAAGAAAACGATATTAATATAGAAGAATCAGACGAATCATATTCAGGTCAAATGACAGAAGAAGATATTTATGGTATAAATGAAGAAAATGTAGAAGGATATGAAAAAAAATTTGGCAAAAGTATATTAGAAGAAAATGGTAAAAGCAAATTTCCTTATAAATTACGAAGATTTTTTGATAATTTAGAAGTTAGAACAAAAAATAACAAACCTGTATTAAACTCTTATGGATTACCAATATACTATTATTTTGATGAAATATATGATAAAGTAGCAGAATTGTTATTATTTGAAGAAGACATATCTCCTAATTATGAATTGATGATAAATAAATTAAAAAAATATAAAGATAAAATATTTTGGGTTAATGATTTAATAGAAAGATTAAATAAAGTAGATGATTTATTAAAAACACAGTTTGTTGTTAATTTTGCAAAGCATTTTATAATAATGAAAAGCCCAACTATTCAAGAAACTAAAAATAAAGAATTTAATTTTAAAGTTCAAGATGCTAATATATTAGATATTAGAAGAAGAATAATGAATAGTTGGAATAATGGATTTCAAATTTCAGGTTTATTTAATTATAAAAATGATAAATTTTCATTTAATAAAGATTTTTATAATGAAATTGTTAAAGATATATTAGAAGTTATTCCGTCAGTAAAAAATTCAAATAGTGTTTTAAAATTAAATAATAATATTTTTAATAAATTATTGAAAGGCGGTAAATTTTCAAAAGATACAATTGAAAAATTAAAAAATGATAAAAGAACAAGAAATATTGGATTAATAGCAGAAGCTATTTTAAATAATAAATCAAATGAATTTGTAAAATATTCTTATAATATAGGAATAGAAAATAATAAAAAAGGAATTGGTGAAATTTATTTTTATAAAATTGGTGATGATATTTATTATGGTAAAAATGAAAAAATTGATTATACTAATGAAGAAATTCATATTAAAATTAAAAATATATTAAATAAATTAGGTATAAATGTAGATAAAAATACAATAAAATATTTAAGTGATGTTGGCATAAGAATAAGAGAAAATAAAAAAATAAAAACATATACTTTAGATCAATTAGTAAGAATAGATTCTGAAACAAATATAAATTCTATTGGTCGTATTTTTAAATATATATTAGATAATGGAAAAAATATAGATGAAAATTATAATTTAGATAATTTACCACATTTAAAAGATTTAATGGGTTCTAATGGGTATACTATTACTGGTATAGAAAGTACTTATAATAGTTATCCACCATCACTATCTATAAATATAAATGGTAAAAATATATATCTTATTAATAGTAGAAATATGGCTACTGAATTAACTGATAATTTAAAAAATGATAAAAATTTTATTAAAAATTTAAAAAAATTTAGTATATTATCGGATAATATTATATTAGAATCTCTATTAAAACCAGGAAAATATAAAGATTATTTTAAATTAGAATATTTATCTCTAAGTGCAATACAAAAAATAGGTAGTAAATTATTTGGTGATTTTAATGTTACAAAGTTATCAGAATTAGATAAAGAAATAGTTAATTTAATTTTATTTCAAGATATGTCAAATCCTACAAGTGATATTATATATAAGGGATTTGAAACAAGATTTGTTAGAAAAATGTTTCCTACAATGTCTGATAAAACACAACAATTATTATTATTACTTCCTGCTTTAAAAATAAAAGAAAGTCATTTGAATTTTGAAAATAATAAAAAATTAAAAAAATTTGATGATAAAATTTTAAAAGTAATATATGAACAAGTAGTTGTTCCTGAAATTAAAAGAATGTATAATATTCTTATTGAAAATAAAGATCCCAATATTGCTAATTATAAAGAATCAGGATTAATATTTTCAATTAAGGAATTAAATAATGTTAGAATAGATGGAAAACATATACAAGAATTATTTTCAAAAGGTAATTTGGATAATGTTATAGAAGATTCAAGACAAAATTTTTATAATATTTTAAATAGTATGTTACTATCTAAATATAATAAAAAATTAAAAAAATTAGTAGAACTAGGCATAATAGATGAAAAGGGAAAATCTATCAAATTTTCTAATAATTATATATCAAAAATAGGAGGCGAATTTAAAAGTTTAAAAAATACACAAATAGCAGTAGCAGATTATATAGTAAATGATATTTTGCATAATTCTGCTATATTCCAATTATATGCAGGTGATTTAGCATTATACACAAAAGGATTGGATAATAAAGAAAAACCGTGGGAAAGTACTAATATTAGAAGTGTATTAAATAAAGCTTATGATAATGTTAGTAAACGTTTAGCAATTTTAATAGCTCCTGGTATAGTTTCTGAAAATTCAAGAAATTCAAGTCATATAAGAGTATTTTTAAAAGATAATATAAAATTATCAGATAATTTAGGATATATAGCATCATTACATTATGGTAATGAAATAGGTAATAAAGTTACAGAATTAACTAAATTATTAAAAGAAACACAAAATGAATTAACATTATTATTAGAAAATAAATTACCAAATGTATCTAAAGATACAGAATCACAATTAAGAGAAGGTATTGATTATCTAAAAAATCTTATTTTACAATATGATAGTAAAAATATATTATCATATTTTATGGAAATAGAAGATACTGATGCTCAAGAATATCAAACAGCAAGAACTGCTTTAAATCATTTATTAACTTATGGTAAGATAGATAGAAAAACTTATGATAAATTATTAGAAAAAATTAATAGACAAATTGAAAAAGAAAATAAAGGTCTAAAATTAGAAAAAGAAGATTTATTATCAGAAGAAGAATTAAATTTAGTATTACAAAATGAAAAACCTGTATATGGAGGATTTATACCTGATCAAGAAAATGATGCTAATAGATTAGTTTATATAAAATCAGCAGCAATAGTATTAATACCACAGACAACTATTGGTAAAGAAATAAATAAATTAAGAAGAGCATTAGAAAAATTAGAAAACGATAGTAATAAAAATGTTATTGCTTCATATAGTACTGCTACAAAATTAGGGAATATTAAAGAACCATTAAATATATATCATCCTAATAATACTATTAGAGATTTAACAATAGAAGAATTAAAAAAAGCAAGTTTAGTTTTATCAAATAATTATTTTAGAATACAACAAGAAGCACCGTATAAAGCAGGTAAAAATAAGCCAAATACTGTAAGTATGGTAACTCAATTAAGTAAATTAATGTTTGGCAATGGTTTTACTAATTTTATATTTAATTATCATAATAAAGCAATTACAGGTAAAGAATTAAGAGAAAAACATGAAGAATATCTTATAAATTTAGTAAATATAATAACAGAGCAATTAAAAGACGAATTAGGATTTTCATTAAATAATAATGCTAATAATAAGATTTTTGTAAAAAATTTAATAAAACTTATAAAAAAAGAAGCTAAAAGTAGAAATTTAAATACAAGTGATATTGATAGTATTAGTTATAAAACAAAAGAAGAAAAAAATGGTGAACAAAAAATATATTTTGATATTCCTTTATGGATGCTTAATGACAGTAAAAAATTTCAAGCATTATTAATATCAATAGTTAGAAATAATATTTTAAAATTAAAATTTCCTGGATATTCTTATATAGCTTCATCATCAGCAGGGTGGGAAATAGCAGATACTAAAAATATAGATTTAGATAATATTATATATACTAATAAATTTGATTTTGAAAAAGGATTACAAAATTCTTATATAAAAGATAAAAATGGTAAAAAAGTTTTACAAAGATTCCAAGTTTTTGTTCCATCACGTTTTAAAGATAAAAATAATAAGTTAATAGATATTACAGATGAAAAATATTGGGAAATAGATGAAAAAACTAAAAGGAAAGTTTTAAAACCAGGAATGATAGATGATGAATTATTAGAATTAATTAGTACAAGAATACCAACATCAAGTCATTCATTAAGTGCAGCAATTGAAATAGCTGGATTTTTACCTGAAGTACAAGGAGATGTTATAATTGTTCCTGATAATTTATTAAAAACAAAAGGATTAGATTTTGATTTTGATAAAGAATTTACATATAGTTACTGGTATGATATAAATGAAGATGGTAAAATAACAAAATATAATAAAGATGTTAATATAGATAATTTAACAGAAGAATTAAATGATTTAAAAAATAAATATAAAAAATATAAATATTTATATAAATTAGATAAATCAGATTTTATAAAAGATTTTTTAGAAGCTAAGAAGAATGGTGAAAATGTAAAAGAAAATTATGAATTTAAAAAATTATCTAAAAAAGAACAAAGAAAAAAAATTAAATCTATTGAAAATGAAATAAAAGAAAAAAAAGAAGAAATTAAAAAATCTATTGAAAATGAAATTATATATATGTATAATCAAATATTAGCTTCACCACAAAAAGAAGTACAAAGAAAAATATTAAAGGTATTGCCATTAGATGAAGCTATAAATCAAGCAAATACAATAGATAAATTAATAAATAAAGGTAGAACAAAATATAATTTTGGAATATTTGATGATGAATATCATAATGATACAATGAAAAAAGGTTCATCTGGTTCTATATTAATTGGTGTTTACGCTTTAGAAAGTAATTTTAGTTCTTTATTACAACAAATAGATGAAACTTTAAAAGTATCAGATCCAAGTATATTTCCAAAATTTAAAGATATTGAAGGTAACATTATAAGTTTTGATGGTAAATTAGGAAAAATAAAAACTTTAGATGGTAATAGAAATATAACAGAAGTAATAGAAGAAAGAGTACAAACAGCGGTAGATAATATGAAAGCTAATGTATTAGGTAAAGTTAATTTAAATAAACATACAGTAAATGTAGATGAATTATTAACATTAGCAGGCTTTGATCAAGCAAAAAGTTCACAAGGTAATATTTATTTATCATATTATTTTTTATCACAACCTATTATTAAAGAATATGTTAAAGAGATAGAAAATTTAAAAGCTGCTAGTTCAGATTATGAAGCCAATGCTGAAAGTAAATTATTAGAAAAAATATTAAAAAAATACAACATAGAAAATTTTGATAATATAAATACTGATAAAATTATAAATGTAGAAGATTTAATAAATAATTTAACTAATCCTAATAAAGAATTTCAAGCTATAATATTAAAAACATTTCTTAATTTGAGTCAATATAATGATGTATTATTAAATACAGTAACAGCTTTGGATATATCTAAGCGTTTGGCAGGTGATTTTACAGAAATAAAAGATCTTGTTAATAATTTAGAATATTTAATATCTCCAAACGGATTGTTTGAAAATCCTAATGTTTTATTAGGTGAAGTAATACCAATTACATCAACTGTTGATAAGAATAAGTATTTAGATATGGGTTTTATAGAAATATATAATACTCTTATAAAACCTAGTAATTATTTATCTAATATGGTACTACAAGGATTGTCTACAACTATAAAATTTTATAGTTCTTATTATCCTGAATTTAATTTCTTATTACACAATGAATTAAATAAATTTTTAGCATCATCAAATGCAACTAATAAATACAAGAAAAAAGAATATAGTAAAATATTTTGGGCGAATATTAAAAATTTTTTATTAACTGATGATATTTTACCTTTTTATTCTGGTACTATAGAAAATGAAAGAAATAGATTGTTATTAGATACCAAAAATAATATATCTTTAGCATTATATTCAGAATTATTAAAAAATAGAAATCATCCGATATTTTCTAATGAATTATTAAAAAGATTAGATTTTAAAATTGCTAAAAAGAGTGGTCAATATTCAACAATAGAATTTGTAAACACAAATGGATCTTTACTATATGAAGATGCTTTATATTCTGCAATAGATGAGTTAATAGCTTCAAATATAGAATTGCCAGATTATAATTATGATACTGCTAATTATAAAGAATTAGATTCTAAAATTTTTGAACCTATTATTTCTTCAAATGCTAATGTAATATTAAGTAAAGAAAATAAATTAGATTTAAAAATTAATGAAAGAGGAAAATTTAAATTAAATGGTAAAAGTTATAAAGTAATTAATTATGGGAAACTTAGTGTAGAAGAATTAAATGAATTGGGATATACAGGATATACTGAACCACAATATTATTATAAAATAGAAAGTTTTTATACAAGTAGAGATTATGCACAAGATTTAATAAATTATAATTTATTAACTAATCCACAAACTGGTCCTGTTGAATTTACAAAATATATTCCTTTTAGTTATTTTAAAAATATAGGTGCTACTAAAGAATTATTTAATTATAATGATTTTATTAATTTATCTACAAATATAACAAATTATATAACACAATTATTTCAAAATTATCCTGAATACGCATATAAAGTTAAAGATGATAATAAAATTAAAGAATTAGAACAACAAGCTATTGAAAATCCAGATTTAGTTCCTGAATTTATAGCCAAATACCAAAAAACAGATGATAAAAATAAAAGATATAAATTATATAAATTAATAAATAATAAATATATAGAAATACCTACGATTAAAAGAGGTCATATTAAAATTTTTAATAAAAATAGTTTATTAGCAATAGATATTGAAAAAGAAATAGAAAAATCAAAAGAAGCATCTATTAGTAATACTACAAAAGAAGATAAATTACAAAAAATTAAAAGTTATATTGATAATGATCAATTACAAGAATTGTTAGGATATATATTATCAATATTAAATGATAATAATAAAAGATTTAAAGATTTGATAACAGAATTTATTAAATTTAATAAATCAACAATACATATTAAATTTGATAGTTCTTTAAACGCAAAAGGTACTTATAAAAATGGTACTATTATATTAAATCCAAATGAATCGAATACACCAAGTAAATTATTAATAAATTTACTTCATGAATATATTCATAGTATAACAAGTGATGAATTAAAAAAATATTTTATAAAATCAAATGGAAGATTAATATTAGATCCTAATGCACCAGATCATGTTAAAGAATTAGGAAATATATATATAGAAGCATTAAAATTATTTAGTACTAATCCCTATTATATCTCTATGAAAAATAAATTAGATAAGATGCATATTCAAGGTATTAATAATTTATCTAATTTAGAAGTCAGTTTAACACCTGAAGAAGAAGCATTTTATCCTTTATATAATGTTAGAGAATTTATAACAGGTATGTTCACTAATAAAAATTTTATACAATTATTAAATTCTAAAAAATATAAAGGGAAAAATATTATTAGTAAATTTGTTAATGCAATTAGAAACTTTTTAAATAAATTAGGAATATTTAAAAAAGGTTCATTAGCTGAAGAAGCAGCAATAAGAATTATGAATTTTGTATATAATGAATATTATCCTGAAAATTTAATAGATAATAAGAAAACCGAATCAAATATAAAGGAAAAAGAAATAAAAGAAGATAAAGTTGAAAAAAATAAAATTGAAGAAAATAAAATTGAAGAAAATATGAATAAGAATATAAAAAAAGAAAAAGATAAAGAAGAAGAAGAAATAAATAAAAAATTATCTATATTAAAAAATATATTAGATAATGAACATGAAAATTGTTAATAATTTTTAAATTTGTAAAAAAAATAAATTATGTTTTGTCCACAAATAGATGATATAGAAGTAAGAAATGATTTTAATTCAATTGTTAAAATGTTTGATGGAAAGCCATTAAGCATAGAAGAATTTAAGTCAGTAAAATTACGTAATAAGAGAAAAGATAATGATTTATTTGCAATAAATGTTGCATATAAAATATGGAATATAACAAAAGGTAAAAATATTCCTACAAATAAAATAGATATAATAAATAGAATATTAGATGATGAAAAGATAAATTATAATGATAATATTAATAATATAAATAATCAATTAACAGAATTATCAAAAGATTTTTTAAAAAAAAATATAATTAATAAAATATTAAAATATGCTTCTAAAAATTTTAAAAAACCGATATTATTATTTAAAGCTATTAATAGTAATAAATTTATAGATTCTTATGATAAAGCAATAGAATATTTAAACAATAATTTAGAAAAAACAGAAATATCAAAGCAATCTGAAAAATCAGAAACTAAAAAATCTATTTCTAATACATTTAAAATAGACCAATATGAAATAATAATAATGCCTGATAGTAAAATGGTTTATAAAAATGGTAAAGAAGTTACCGATGAAACAATTAAAAATAAAGTTCTTATTAAGCAGCAATATGATGAAAATAGAATTATAGAATATAACAATAGTAAATATTTTATTTTAAACGATAATAGAATTATTTCTTTAAATAAAACATCAAAAGGTCGAGAAGTATATAAAAGTGGAAGTCAAAGAGAAAAAATATTAAATAAATTAAATAGAAATATATCAGGTTCTATTTTAGGTATGAGAAAAAATAAAATTATATATACTAATGATCAAAAGAATGCTTTATTAAAAATAGAAAATTTTTTAAATTCCAATGATAATTTCTTTTTATTAGCGGGTTTTGCAGGAACAGGTAAAACAACTATTGCAGAAAATATAGCTAATTATTCAAAAGGAATGTTATTAGCACCAACAAATGCAGCTGTTAAAAGATTAAAAGAAAAATTCAATGCTGATAAAGATGATAATAATTTTTCTACAATACATAAAGTTTTATATGGTTCACCAGATCCAGAAACAGGTGAATGGATTAATAAAGGATTAGGTAATGATGAAGTATATATTATTGATGAAGCTTCTATGATAGATGAAAAAATATTAAATGATTTAATAAAAGAAGCTAAATTAGGTAATAATAAAATAATATTTTTGGGTGATGGTTTCCAATTAGAACCTGTAGGCAAAAATCCAGAATTATTTAAATGGAATAAAGAAATATTTAAAAAAGAAAATAAATATGAATTACAAGAAGTAAAAAGACAAGACGGTGATATATTATTATCAGCTACAGATTTAAGAACAAATAATGATAATATATATAATCCTAATTCTGATGAATTTAAAAAAGTAAGTAATTTTGGACAAGAGTTAGTTGATGATTTTAAAAATAATAAAGAATATGTTGTAATAGTATCAACAAATAAAAATAGACTTTTTTATAATAGAAAAATAAGAGAAGTTAAATATGGTGATAAAGCTAATAATGCTATTAACAATAATGAAAAATTAATTTCTGTTTCAAACAATGCATTTATGAACAGTGACATATATACTGTAAAAAATCCAGAAATAATAAAAAAATTTGAAGAAGAAATAAATGTTGGTACTGAATTTAATCCAAGAAATATAAAATTAAAAGGAATATTGATATATCATGATACAATATTAAATAATAAAGAAGTTAGCACTTATACCTTATTATTTCCTGAATTACCTATTCCATCATTACATGGATCTCAATTATTAACAAATGAATTTTTTCATCAACAGCCATTTTCTTTTTATAATGGTAAAGAAAATATTTGGGATAAAAAAGTTAATATAGCTACTTATGGATATAGTATAACAGCACATAAATCTCAAGGTAATGAGTGGAATAATGTATATATAGATGCTGATTGGATATCTGATAAATGGAATAAAAATAGATGGATATATACAGCTATAACAAGAGCTAAATCAAAAGTTAGAATTAAAACTAATATATATAAATTTAAATCTAATATAGAAAATTTAAAAAAAGAAAATATAAATGAAAAGAAATTAGAATTATATTTAGCAGAAGAAGACAAATTAAATCTAAAAAAAGAAAATATAGGATTAATAAATTTAGATAATAATGTTTTTGAAGATAAAATAAATGATGCAGATTTAAGTCCTTTAATTTTAAATAATAATGAAAATAAAAATAAACAAAATATAAAAGGAGAAAATATAACAAGTAAAGGCTCTAAATTTGCTAGAAAATTAACTAATCCTGGAAATAATTTGCAAATTAAAATAAAAACAAAATCAGGAAAAACATATATATTTAAAAATTCAGAACACGCTTATCAAACTTTTAAATCAGGTAAATTTGATGATCTTGCTTATAGACAAGGAAATAAAGGAGTATTTAAACCAAGAGGAAGATTTAAAGCAGATATATCTAAATCTTTTAACATAATAGTTCGTATTCTCGAATTAAAATTTGAGCAGCATCCTGAATTAATAAAAGGTATAGATGAAAGAGGAGGTTTAGAATATTTAAATAAATCAACACATGAAGGATTTGGAGATAAATTTTGGGAAGGTCCTAATGGAGGATTTATGAGAGCTTTAAAGGAAGCTTATAATAATGTAAAGAAAAATTCAGATGATAATATTTATTACCAAAACAATACTAACCAATCAGATGAAGATTATGTAGCTTCTGAAAAAACTATTAGAGATTTAGCTGAAAGAATGGCTTATAGAATTGGTTTAGATATAGAATTTGAAAATCCACAAATAATATATAGAGATGGGCAATGGATTGTAATAGACAATGAAATAAAATCTAAAAATAAAGATATATATTATGCTAATTCAAAGGAAGATGCAGAAGAATGGTTAGATAATAATAAAAATTATAAAGGTTATTTAAAAGATAATACAGCAATAATAAATTTAAATCATGCAACATTAGATACTCCTATACACGAAATATTAGGACATCCTATTATTAGAGCTATTAAGAATAGACAATATAAGTTTGATGTATTATTACCTATAGGAACAAGTAGAAGTGGTAAAAGTACATTTATCAAATCTTTACCTCAAAAAAATTTAGTAGTTATAGAACCTGATGCAATGAGAGTAGAATTTACAGGTAATATAAATGATAAATCTAAAGATAAAGAAATTTATGCTGAAGCTGCTAAAAGAGCAATAAATGCTTTAAAAGAAGGTAAACAAGTGGTATTTGATACTACTAATTTAACGAAAGAAAAGAGATTACCATTCATAAGAGCTATTAAAAAAGAAATACCTACAGCTAATATTCAATATAAATTAATGGAATTAAATCCCGAATTAGCTAAAAAAAGAATTAAAGCACAACTAGAGAGAGGTGAAAATAGAGCTGCTGTTTCTGATAAAACTATTGACAGACATGCTGCATCTTATAAGCAGATGCTTGAAGATATTAAAAGTGAACCAATTAGTAACTTTAATGAAGAAACATCTTTATATCAAAGCCTACTTAAAGAACTTGAAACTGGTAGAGGTAAAGAAGTTTTAGATAGAGTTAAAAAATACTACAAATATAAAGAACTATCTTTTAAATATAGAGATGAAAAAAAAATAGAATTTGGAGATTATTATACATTTAAACAATACATAAAAAATTCTGAAAATTTTCCAAATGTAAAAATTGTAGAAAAAAAATATTCTTTAGAAGAGCAACAAGAAGAAGCTATTGTTCAATTATTAGGTGAATATATTGCTGATAGATTAGATAAAGTTAAAGATAAAAATTTAATTTCTCTATTAAAAGAATTATGGGAACAAATGACTGATTATATGAAATCATTGTTTTCTAAAAGAGAAGTTAAAATAGAAGAATTAAGACCAGATATGACTTTAGGTAATTTAGCTGATTTATTAGCTTATAGAAATTCTAAACTAATATTACCAGGTTATGAAGTAATATATACTACACCTGATAATAAAACTTTTAAAACTTATCAAGAAGCAAATAATCATATTACTAAATTATTTAAATTAAAAAAAATAAATCTAGATGATTATGATGATAGTGTAATACCAGTTGATAAATTTGAAATTGAAAATGAAGATATATTTAAAGATGATGAATTAGAAAAGTTTGCAGAAATAAACAAAGATTTTAACTTATCTATAAAAATTATAAAAAAATGGTTAAAAACTAATAATATTATATATAATCCGGAAGAAATATATAGTAGAGGGCAAGGATTTTATTCAATTGTAGGAGGATATTCAAATTTTGATTTAGAATTAATGCTTCAAAATTTATTAAATAATATTGAAGATAATAAAAAAGCAAAAATAGAATTTATTGTATCAGCACTTACTAAACCAATTAATAAAAGAATTACTAAACTCGAAGGTTTTGGTAATAAAATAAGAATTAAAATATTTCCTAAATCAGAAGATATTAAATGGGCTGCAAACAGAGATGTTCATAGCGGAAGTGTTTGGGATTCGTATGCTTACTTTGATAAATATTTAAAAAAAGAAACAGCAGGGATTAGTTATACTAAAGCACCTGAATCAAAATCATTAAATGCAGTACAACCAAATTTAACTAATATAATAAATAAATTAACATACGATCATAATGAACTAGCTATAGCTCTTACTTATAATAATTTTAGAATAGAATATGATGATGATGTACCTTATTCTACTAAAAAATTAATTGATGGTATTAATGATATATTAGATAAAAGATATGGCAAATTAATTGAACCTAAAATTAAAGTGCAAAATGATAATAATAGTTATACTTTAATAAAAAAAATGGTTAAATTAAAAAAAAGAATAAAATTATTATCTTATGGTAAAAAATATAGTAATAAAAATAATGAATTAATAAAAGAATTAAAAGAACAAGTTGAAGTAATTGAAAAAAAATTAAAAGATTTGGAAGTTAATGGTGAAAAAAAACCTACTATAACTTATAATAATTTAAAAAAAGATATAAATGATATTTATGAAGAAGTAATAAATAATGAAAATGAAGAAGATGATCCTAAAATAAAAGCTAATGTCAAAATAGCAGCATTAAAAGAAGGAATGCGTAAATATCCAAGAATTTTAATTAGGAGTAAAGTAAAACCTATTAATAATAATAATAATCTTTTTGATGTAGATGAATTTCCATTTCAAAAAGTAACTAAATCTGAAATAGAAAATACTTTAGAAAATTTTGCTAGTGATTTAAGTAATAGGTTTAATATTCCTGTTGAATTAATTAGTGAAGAAAATGCTAAAGAAATTCTTAATTCAAGCAAAAATGTTTTTGAACAGAAATTAAAAATAATAAAAGAGTTAGAAAATTTAAAAAATATAGAAAAACAAAAAGTAGATATACCAATAAATGAAAAATTATTAAATTTACTTAATCCTGTACTTATAGAATTAAATAATAAGAATATGAACTCTCTTATTGTTGGAGGAGCTGTAAGAGATGCTTTATTAGGTAAAAAACCTAAAGATATTGATATAGAAATATACAATGTATCCTTAGAAGAATTACAATCTATATTAGAGAAATATGGTAAAGTAAATGAAGTAGGAAAAAGTTTTGGAATATTAAAGTTTATACCTTATAAAAAAGGTACTACTGAATTAGTAGATATAGAAGAGCCGTTTGATTTTTCTATACCAAGAAGAGAAAATAAAACAGGTAAAGGATATACAGGATTCAAAACAGAATTTGATAAAAATATCACTATAAAAGAAGCAGCAGAAAGACGTGATTTTACTTGGAACAGTTTAGGGTATAATCCTATAAGCAAAACTTTGTACGATTATTATGGGGGAATTAAAGATTTAAAAGAAGGTATTATAAGGCATGTTAGCGATAAATTTAAAGAAGACCCATTGAGAATTTTGAGAGCTATGCAATTTCAAAGTAGAATGGGATATAAATTGGCATCAGAAACAGCTAATTTAATCCGTGATATGGTAGAAAAAAATATGATAGATGAATTACCTAAAGAAAGAATAGAACAAGAATGGTTAAAATGGGCTATTAAAGGGAGTAATCCTCAATTAATATTTGATTTTTTAAGAGATACAGGTATTGGTAAAAAATATTTCCCAAAATTAATAAAACTTAAAGATATAGAACAAGATTTTGAGTATCATCCTGAAGGGGATGTAGAAGAACATACTAAACAGGTAATGAATGTTGCAAATAATATTGCTAAAAGAGAAAATTTAAATGCAGATGAAAAAGCAGTTTTAATGTTTAGTGCATTACTACATGATATTGGAAAAATAGATACTACAAAAAAAACATTTGTACCAAAAAAGAATAGAGAAGTAATAACATCAAGAGGTCATGAAGCAAAAAGTGCAGAAATTAGTGAAAAATTTTTAAAAAAATTAGGAATAAGAAATTCTATAATAAAAAAAGTCATTCCTATTATAAAAGAACATTTAGCACATGCTACTATAACATCTATTCAAGATATAAAAGGACAAAAATCTGCTTTTATAAAGTTATCAAAAAGATTAGAAAGTGCATCTATTGAAGAATTAGTAAGATTAATGGAAGCAGATATGTTAGGCAGAAATAATAAAAATACACCTGTACCAGAAACAATTAAAAAATTTAATGAATTACTTAAAGAATTTAAAAAAGAATTTGGAGATAGTAAAAAAATAAAACCATTAATAACAGGAAAAGATTTATTAGCTTTAGGATTTAAAACTGGAAAGGAATTAGGTAATATCGTTAAAGCTGCTATGGAAGCTCAAATTAATTTAGAATTTACAAATCGAAAAGATGCTTTAGAATGGTTATCTAATTATTTAAAAAATAAATATCAAATAAATAAAAAATTAGAAGGACAAAATTTTTATCAAGAAAATAATAGTGATATACCATCAGGGTTTTATAATTCCGAAACTAAAAAAGCTTATTTAGTAAAAGGAAAAGCTGATAAAACAAGTGCTATACACGAGATATTCACACATCCTTTTTTATTACAAATAGAAAAGACTAATCCTGAATTATATAATAATTTATTAGAAGAAGCTAAAAGTAATAAACAAGTAGTTGATTATGTAGATAAAAACTATACTTCTAATAAAGATCATGAATATATAGCAAGAGCTATTGATTTATATGCTAAAAATAAATTAGATAAACAAAAAGATAAAAATTTGATTGATAAAATTAAAATGTTTTGGAATAATTTAATAGATTATATAAAACAATTATTTAATTTATCAGAAATAGATTCAAAAAATATCAATCCTAATACTACATTAGAAGAATTAACAAAATTTGTTTTAAATAGTAATAAAAAAATAGATTTAAGTTCTAATGAATCTAACGATAATATATTTTATCAAAAATCAGAAGATATTAAAGAACAAATAAATAATAATATAACTACTATTTTAGAAGAATTATATCCAGAAATAAATTTAAAAAATATAAAATTTGATATTGATAATAAAAATAATTTAAATGCATTATTTGCAATAGTTGATAATTCTGATAAAAAAGAAGATGAATATTATTTACCATATCAGTATGTACATCAATATTTAGAATGGTTTAAAGATACACCTATTGTGAGAGAAGGTATTGAAAAATGGGGAAGTAAAGAAAAATTAGTAGAAGAAGTAACAAATCAAGTTATATTACAAAAAGGTGAAGCTAATAGATGGTGGAAAACATTTATTCACTGGATTATAAAATCTTTTAATAATTTAGCAAAAGCAACAAAAGAAAGATTAAGAAGAACTTTAGCTGATGCATTTTTATTAAGAATTGATTTAGATTATCCTACTGAAACAATCCCATATCCAAATCAAAAATCTTATAAAAATGAAAAAGAACGAATAAAAAAATTAATTATAAATGATATTTTTAATAGATATAGAAATAATTTAGATAGAATAGAAGATGATTCATTAATTATTAAAAAAGGTATAAATGGTGAATTGGTAGCATCTAAAATAAATATGGATTATGGTTCTGGAATAGTTTATTATGATTTTTATAATAATACAAACGAAATAGTAATAGCGCCATCAAAAGAATATATAAAAAAAGTAATGAATAATAATGATATTATAGAAAGAAATTTTAGTGATGATTTTGTTCCTACATTATATACATTAGATGAAGAAGATCTTTTACCTTTATCTTTAAATTCAAATATAATTGATTTAAAAAATAATTTTAAAAATATTTTAAATACTAATATAAAAGAATTAGAACAAAGAATAAATAGATTAAGAATTAAAAAAAGAAATAGTAATCCAAAAGAGATAAAAGAATTAGATACAGAAATATCTAAATTATATCATATAATAGAAAATTTAAATAATATATATGAATTATTAAAAAAGAAAAATGTAGATTATATTAAATTTTTAAATAGTATGATCAATGATCATAAATATTTAATTGAGAATATTTTAATGAAAGATCCAATTAAAAATAAAATTGAAATACAAAATATTATAAATTTTTATAAAAATATTGGAAATTTTGAGATAGATAATAAGAATTTATTATTTACGAAAGAATTATTAAAAATGATAGGAGTAGATGAATCATTAAAAGAAATAAAAGATTTATTATATAAAATAAAAGATGATTTTATAGGTATAGAAAATAAACTTAAAAATATATTAGCTGATAAAGTCAATGAAATATTATCAACTTCACCATTATTAAAAAATTTTGAAGGACTTACAATAGAAAAATTAATAAAAAATAAACCAGATATTAGTATTTGGGATATGATGATGCAAAATTTATCTACAAATACTTTTTCAGAAGATAGTCTTATTCCACAAATAATGTTAAGCGAAATGAGAAAGGCTATTGATGAAGCTAATGGTGATATGGCTAAAGTATTAAATAAATTAGATACAGTTCAATTAAAAGTAGAAAAGAAATTAAAGGAATATAAAAGTTTAGGAATTACAGCAACATCTTATGATATATTTTTTGAAAAGAATTTAGATGGAACAAAAACAGGTAAATTAATAAATATATTTAGCCCTAAATGGTTTAAAGATTTTAAAAATAAAGTAATAAAAGAAAAAAATGTTAAACCAAAATATAGGTGGTTATTAAAGAATGCCAATATAATAGATATAAATAAATTAACTGATATTGTAGAAAAATATAAAGGAACAGAATTTGAAGAATTTTTAGAAGAAGATAAAGAATATACTGAAAATTTAAAAAAAATTCTTAATCCAAGATTATATAATAAAATAATAAAAGAAATAATAGAAAATATTGAAGAATTTAGAGCTAAATCTAATGTTAGTGAAGAATTAATAGATGGAAGAATTAAAGATGATGAAGAGCATAAAGAAAAAATTAAAAATTATTTAAAATATAAAAACGAATTATCTAATCCATTTTATGTAGCTAAATATTTTGAAAAAAATCATGGTCTTTCTGATAATGGATATACATTAGATATAAGATATACTACATTTTTACCTAAGCAAAAGATAAAATATAAAGATGCATATACAAATAAAGAAATAGAAAAAGATACTGGATATTATAATAAAGATTTTAAATATATTTTAGAAGATGAAGATTTATATAACTATTGGGAAGCATTAGAAGATGCATTAAAATATATAAATATTACATTTTCTGATCAATATCATAGTTTACCTGCTAGTTCTATACCTGCAATAGAAAATACATTTATTGAAATAATGTTAGATTCTAATAAAAAAGGAACAATATCTTCAAAAAAGAAATCAATATTTAAGAATTTTTTAAATAGTTTTAGTAAAAATTTTGTTATTTCAAAAACTATTTATGATAATGAAATAGTTAATAAAGGTATAAATAAAAAATTTTATGATAGGAAACAAACAGAATTAAAAACAACTATAGATAAATTATTAATTTATTGGAAATCAATAAATGGTAAAGATATTATCAATAATATTCATAATCTAACTAATTCACAATTAACATTTTTAGCAGAACAATTTAATGTAAAACCCGATATTAATTTATTAAAAAAATATATAGGTATATTAAACATTGATGTAAAAGAATTAATGTATAAAATAGCATTAAATAGAATAACAAATGAAAGTTCACAAGATATACCAAGAATTATTAGAACAGCATTAACAGCAGCAGCAACATATAATGCAAGATTAGAAACAGAACCTATAATGAATACTTTAAAAGAATATTATACTAATATAGAAAAAAATACGAAGATAAAAGGTGTTATGAATTTAATAGAAAAATTATTAAATAGAACTGATAAAGAAAGAGTAAGAGCTAATAAAAGAATGGAATTTGCTTATAATAGGTTAGTTAAAGGAAAAAATAAAGAAATAAGTGAAAAAATATTTACAGGTTTAAAAACAAAAAAACCTTATTATGATAAAAAAATATTTAAAAGATTTTTTATGTTTTTACAAACAGGTGCTTTAGTATCAAAAGAAGAATTTAAAGAAGTAAAAAAATTTTTAGGAATTAGAAATAATTATTTAAAAGAATTAAAAAAATTAGAAAATACAAATACTGATAAAGCAAAACAAAAAGAATTAATTGATGAAATAGAAAAAATAAATAATATAATAAATAATGTAGGTGATAGATTATCTATAGGTTCAATAGTAGATGGTATATTATCGTTGATAATATTTAAAGGTTTAGCGTATAATGTTTCTTCAGCTATAACAAATAGAATTGAAGGAAAATTTGCTAATATGATTGCAGATACATCAGGATTATATTGGACACCAGGTAATATGGGTCATGCAGAATTATTTGTTAGTCAAGGATTTAGAAAAAGAATAAATAAGCATAGTGATTTTGCTAAACAATGGGATATTTTAAAACATATTATAGAAGATTATAAAATTCTTCAAGATACATCTAATGAATTACAAAAAAATTCTGTTAAATCAAGATTTAGAAATATACATAAATTATCACCATATCATATATCAATTTCTTCAATAGAATTTAGAAATCAAGGTGCTGATGTATTAGCAATATTACAAGATACTTATATAACTAATGCAAAAACAGGTGAAAAAGTTCCTATTTTTGATGGTAATAAATTTACGGCTTTTGAAGTAGTAAATGATACATTGAGATTAAAAGAAGAATTTAGAAGTCAAGAAAATATAGATAATTGGGAAAATTTTAAAGGAGATAATTATAATACATTTAAAAATAAAGTATTACAAGCAATAGCAAGTATTCATGGTGATTATGAATCTTTGGGTGGTATGTTACTAAAATCAAATCCTGCAGGTAGAGCAGTATCATTATTTAAAACATGGCTACCAAATCAAATATGGCAAAGATTTGCTACTGAACAAGAAAGTATTTTCACTAAAGATAAAAAAGTAAAAGGTAGATATAGATCATTTACACCAATTAGTGGAGGAATTTTTGGTGCAACTATAGGTCTTATAGGAGGTCCTATTACATCATTAATTACAGGAGCATTAGGTGCAACAATAGCTTCTTTTAATAATGTTAATACTGAAATAGGATTTATTAAAGAATTAGCTATTGTTAGTTTTAATATATTAAAAAAATCATTATTTACACCATTACATTTATTTGGAATCGCAACAAAATATGGGCAAGCTAATTTAAAATCTTTAAAATTAAATGAATTAGATACTAAAAATTTACAAGCTAATATTGCTGATATATCAATATTATTAGCAATGATTGCATTTAAATTAATGTTATCTAGTTTAAGAGGTGCGGATGATGATGACGATGAAGAAGGTAAATATAAACATAAATTATATTTATTTTTTGAAAATAAAATAATGAATCTTATTAGTAATGCTACATTATATGCAAAGCCAAAAGATATTTATAATAATTATAGTCAAATAAGTTTAGTAACTTGGTTACAAAATGTAATTAAATTATTAGGAGATATAGAAAAAAGTATTTTTGGTGAATTAAATAAAACAAAAAATAATAAACATCCTTTATTAAGAGATACTAATAGAGCATTTATTCCTGCTTTTGTTAATTATGGAGGATTAGGAAATTATACTAAAAAAGATTGGACAATACCTTCAAAAGATTATTGGGATAGAAAATTAATTAAAGAAAAAAAAGAAAAAAAGAAAAAAGAAAAAAAGAAAAAATAAAATTAATAGTACAAAAAAAAAAGGTAAGAAGCTATTTTAGCTCCTTATCTTTATATTTTCTTAATTCTTTGTAGATTTTAGAAGAAGAGATATCATCAAATCCAAATATATTTTTTAGTTTTTCTATAACACTATTACTTTTTATATCATATAAAGGATTATTATACATATATTTTAATAAACTATATCTTATTTCATCAATTTTTATATAAAATAATTTGTTTTTATATAATAATTCTTTATTTTCTTCTTTTAAAATACTTAAATCTTTTTTTAAATTAAAAATTTCTTCTTCTAATTCAAAAATATAATTATTAGTATTAAATATTTCTATTTTTTTATTATCTTTTTTATCTAGCCAATATTTTAAAAAATTTTTATATAAAGTAATAAACCGTATATTATTAATTCTATATTTTTTTATAATTACTAATCCTGAACGCTTTCTATTAAGATAATCTGCTATCTTTTTTTGTGGATATTGTTTTTCTGTAATTAAAAAAAATATAGTTTTATAATCTACAATTTCTTTCATTCTACTTTTTTTTAAAAGAGCTTTAGAATTAATATTAAAAAATTTTTCTATATTTTCTCTTAATTCATCAAAAGAATATTGAATACTTAATAATATATTATCATATTCTGTTCTAATAGTTTCTTTATACCACATTTTTTAATGGAATTTCTATTAAAATATCAGTGCTTTTAATATAAGTAGTTAAATAAATATTTATTTTATCGTAGATTTTTATATGATTTATTTCAGTTCTAACGATTTCATTATTTAAATAACAGTCTATAGTTCCATTATATTTATAAGTAACAGAAACTAATTCGGGATTTTTTGATAATATTTTTAATCCTGATTTGATATTAATAATATCTTTTTTAAATAATTGATAAACTATTTTATCAACTTCTTTAAAATCAGAACATATAAAAAATTCTACATTATCTTCGGTTAAAATTTTTATATCATTCATAACAAAATTTTTTTAAATTATCTAAATAAGTTTGTATATTTGATAATTCTACTTCCATATCAAAAGTCTTTTTTTTAAGTTTATTAACTAATAAATTATAATATTTATCAAATTCTTCATCATCTATAAAAATAATGTCTTTTTCTTCTATCAATACTGGTTCGAGTACATAATTAAGATAAATACTATCTTTTAATAATACAATATCATAAAATTTTTTATTTTTTTTTTCTATTTTTGCTATTGCAACTCCTATACTTAATGTAAAATTATCAGAAGAATCATTTGTAATAATTTTTACTTTTTGTTTCATAATTTTTTATTTTAATTATTTAAAAATTCATTTTTTGTTTTATATTTAAAATCATATTTTTTATCACCTATATTTTTATTTTTATACTTTTTTTTATAATACATTACTTCAATAATTTTTTTAGGAATAAAAGTATTTTTAAATAAAATTATAGGTTTAATCATTTGGATATAAATATTATATTTTTCCCATATCCAGGGTTGAGTTCTTGACAAAAATGAACGTTGATCACCATTTTTATCATAATTTCCTTTTACTTCTAAAAAAGAAATATATTCTATTTTATTATTAGTTTTTATTTTTTGAAAAAAAAATGGAATATTTCTATCTATTTCATTATTTGAGATATCTTGTATTAATTTTAAAATATCTTTTTTTTTATCATTCCATATAACTTTAAAATTAGCAGTATATATACGTTTATTGATTAAAAAATTATTTTTATAATATTTTTTCTTAATTTTTGTTTTAAGTTGTTTTTTTATAAATTGTTTTTTTTCTAATCCATTAAATAAATTAAAACTTTCTGGTTGATAAATAATTTTTTTTATAAAATTATCATCTTTTAATTCTTCTAAATAATAAAATATTAACTTTTCTTCATTAGAAGTAAAATTATAATTCGTTGATTTCATTTTACCAATTTATTTTTAACATATCATATATAATATTTTCATTTATCAATGGCTTAATTTCTTCTATAATTTCATTATCATTAAATGTATCATATAATCCATAATCATAATATTCATAATCATAATAAGCTTTAACTATTTGATGATCTTTTTTTTTTATAATTTTAATATCATATAATGAAATATTATCATAAATATTTTTTTCAGAATATTTATTATTTAATTTTATTAAGACTGATATTTTTTTATTTTTCCAATTTTGTGGATCTAATCTACCATAATTTCTCATAATAATTTGTTTTTATTTATTAATGTTAAAAAAACCCCTCTTGAAATAAGAGGGGGAAAAGTATTAACCAAAAAAAAATTATTACTCTATTTGCCAGTCGAGCCAAAACCACCTATCCTACTTGTTTTTTTTAATTTATATACTTTTTTAAATTTTATTTTTTTAATTTTATTAAAAACCATTTGTGCAATTCTATCACCATTTTTAATAGTATATGATTTTGCTGACAGATTAATAAGTATTACACCTATTTCATCTACATAATCAGAATCTATAGTACCTGGTGAATTTAATACTGCTATACCATGTTTTAAAGTTAAACCACTACGTGGTCTTATTTGAGCTTCTACATTTTTTGGCAATTTAATATAAATTCCAGTAGATATTAAAATTCTTTCATTTGGATTTAATACTATATCTTTTTTTAAATTAGCATGTAAATCAACTCCTACGCTATCTTTTGTAGCATATTTAGGTATAGATACATTGTGTTTATTTATTATTTTTATTCTCATAATATTATATTTATGAATTTGGATTAGGAATTATATTAGAATTAATTCTTATCATTATTTTACCTGTTTTACTACAACCAGTTATTACTGATACAATTTTATATTCTATTATATCTGATAATTGTAAATTTGTATTAATAGCAGTATAAAATAACTGAAAACCTGATTGTGATAACTCACCATATTCAGGTTGTCTAGTAATTATTATACTTGTCCAATCTTCATTTGGAATATAATTAGTTATTGTAATATTATCAGACTCACCACCTTGCAAATTCCAAGTTATATCATTAATATCTTCAGGTGATATTAGTGTTGTACAATTTATATTTTCTTCTATAACTTTTTTTAAAAATAATACATCTACTATTTTTCTACAACAATTACAATTGTCATAAGTAATAATAGCTACATATATATCATAATAATTATTATCATATAAAAAAGATATAATTCTACCAACAGCTCTTTGAGCTTCAGGAAAAGAAGAATATTTTAAAATTGTTTCATTTCCTGTATATAAATTAATATGCTCTACAATATCACCTGGAACAGGTAATTTCTTTTGAGTAATTATTAAATAATTTGCCATAATTTTTATTTTCTACAAATTTAAATAAAATTATTTAAAATTCCTCGTTTTTTTTTAATGGTGGCAAAGAAAATTCATATTTATCAGGATTTTCAATAACATCTTTAATATTTATTTCAACATCAAATTCATCTTTTATTTCTTTTACTAATAAATATTCACCTTTAGATTTTTTTAAAATCTTTTTAGATACATTTGATTTAAAATAAGTATTTATATCTTTTTCATCAAACATCTTAGAATATTTACCAATAATAAAATTATCATAAGCGTCTTTAAATACATCTGGTGTTTTAATGACTATCATGTGATAATCACTATTATTAGCATTACCAAAAATATAATCTGTAATATAAAAAGATTTTGTTCTAATCCATTGCAAAAATTCATTAAAAAATTTTGTATTAAAAGATGAATTTATTAAAATAAATATTGGTCTATCATTTTTATAATCAATTCCTTTTTGTGATATTCCAAATGCAACTCTATCAATATTATTAATATAATTTATAAAATTATCTCCATAATATCGAAGAATTGGGACTAAAAACATAAATGTTTTGTTGTTTATTACTTTTTTCTTTTTAATATTTTTCATAATAAATTATAATTTATTTTATCATCAGTTATTTTAAGATTATCTTTAATATAATTAATATTCTGTTCTGTTGATTTTAAATTAACTTTTTGTATTAAACTCGATAAATTATCAATTAATAATAATGGATTTCTTGGTAAATCTAATTTTGATGATAAAAAATTCATAGCTCTCTTATGTTTATTATAAAATTGTCTATCAATTATTAAATAATCAAGATAATTATCTGTTATAATATAAGCAAAAATTGTATTTTCAATATCAAACAAACCATTAAAAAATAAACCTTTATAAGCATAATGTGTTATACCTTGATAATTTAATTTATAAACTTCGTTAATATTAACAAATACATCATTTACGTCAAGTTCATCAGGGTTTGTAAAAATATCAAATTCTTTTTCAAAATTAGGTAAATAATAAATATTTTTCTCTTTTAAAATATCATTAATATCATTAGAATTATCTTCATTATTTCTGTTTAAAAACAATAATGGTATTTTAATATTAAAATAAAAAAAATCTAAATCGTGATGTACGTATTCTTCATTAAATTTCATAATTAATTGTTTTATATTAATAATATTCTATTTCGTCTTTATTTAATACTGCATTAAAAGATTTATGAAAATATAATTTTCTAAAATCTTTTTTATTAATTTTATTACTAAAATAATTATTAATCAAAACAGTAATATCAGCAGCTAATCTCATTGCAATATGACTTGTTTGTTTTACTGTACAACCAATTTCATTTTTTATAATTTTATCTAAATATTCTTTATATTTAAGAATATATTCTTCAGATGTTCTTTTATCTAAATAATATAAATGATAGGTTTCACCTGTTAAAGAAGCATCTATAAGAAATGTATTATCTTTATTATCAGGATCATTAAGTAAACTCTCTTTCCAATGATTAAATAAATTATTTCTTGTTGATTGATTATCAACTGCCATTACAGTATAACGTCTTGATATTTTGTTTTTTCTTTCATCTCTATATTTATTATAATCTGAATCAGAAGTAAATGCTTTCAAAACACCTCTAATAGCATCTACTTTTTTTATATTTATTTGATTATTAGCAAAAAATTGACCACCAAGATTATGTGGTTCAACAATATCAAAATCAGATATTTCTAATTTATATCCAATTCTTCCTAATAAATAAGCAAGATTACTACCTATACCACCACAACCTATTATTTCTATTATTGGTGCTTCATTATTTAATATGGGTTTCATCCAATCAAATCCTTTAAATCTATCTTTTGTTTTCATTATATTGAATTTATAAGTTTATAAAATTTATCTTTTAATTTTAATTTGTTGTTTTCTTTTAAAAATTCATTTAAAATTTTTGGTGTATGAAAATATTTAAAATTATTATAATCAATTTCAATTTGTTGAAATCGATCATTTAAAAAATCAATATAATCATCATATAATTCTATAAGTATATCATCTTCATCAGTAAATTCTTCATGATTAAAATTATCATCAAAATAATTATAATATTCATAATTTTCAAAACGTTTTGATTCTGGTGTTTTTATATTAAAATTAATTTTACTATAATTATTAGATTTTTTAATATCCATATCATCTACCAATTTTTTAAATTCATCAGATACCTTTATATTATTTTCTATTTCTGGAATTATTTCTTCAATAATTAATTTTTTAATATTATAAAATGGTGTTACGTAATAAGCTAAATAACCAAGATATTCACTATTATTATTAGTAACAATAGAAAATATTGGTTGATTAACACTTACTAATTGATTTAAATGATCTTTATCAGTATTACTAAAAAATACATTCATATTGTTATGTGAATGTATTCTACCTGTATATATATTTTTTAATTCTTCTTTTTTAAAATTTTTATTTCTAAATTTAACTGTTTTTAATTCTATTTTTTCATTAGTAGATACACTTCCAAAATTTCCATATATTTGAGGCATAAATTTTAAAATTTCAATTTTATCTTTATTAATTTTATAAAAAAATATGCCTGCCCATTCTATTTTTGGATGTTTTTGACAAACATATTGTATTTGATCGTGAATTTCTTTTTTAATTATACATTTCATAATTTTAATTTTTTAATTGGTTTTTTAACATTTGTTCTTTTAAATTGTTATTTATTGTATTTATAATTATTTGTTTTAATTTTGGATGTAAATTATATTCTATCAAATGATTTTCTTTTTCATCTACATCTTCTATAATTTTAAACTCATATATTTTATCTTTAAAATTTATATAATATAGTCCATTTTTTAAATTTTTTGTTATTATACTTAAATTATAATTATCTCTTCCATTATAAATATAAGTATTATCATAATCCTCATCGATATTAAAAACTATAATATTATTTAATAAAATAGTATTATAAATAGATAAATCTACTTTATTTAAAATATTATCTACATCTTTTTTAGTTAAATTTAATTTTATATCATATATAAAACCATCTTTTATTATTACTTTATCTATCAAATTATTATTAATAATATAATTTAATATTTCTTCAATAAGTATACTTAATGAATTACTTTTATTTAATACAAATGAAAAATCATTTATAGATATCAAATTATTTGATAATACTTGTGTATAACTAATATAAGGAATACCTGATACAGATTCTGTATGAGCTAAACTATTTACATCATAAAAAAATTTTTTTAATAAAAATTTTAATTCAATTAAATAAGTATTTACTAATGCATCTTCAAAATATGAAGTAATTATTTTAGTTAATTTATAAATATCATCTCTTAAATCACTATTACCTAAGCAAAAATAATTTAAATTATTAGGAGAATTAGAAGAATTATAAGTATTTAAATTACTAAATTTTGGAAGATGTGGATGAATAAATCCTACTGCTAATTCTTTTTTTTTAAATGTAGTTCTTGTACCTGAAATAAAAATGTTAGGATTTTTTAAATTAAATTCAATTAAAATAAATAAATCAATAATTTTATAAACATTTTTAATTATTTTATCATTTTTTGTTAAATTTAAATTTAAATTTACTTCAGGATAATATAATAATACATTTATATTACCATTTTCTTTTTCTTTTATTTCGTATTCTATTTTAATTAAATTTAATTCTTTTTCTATATTATCTATTAATATTTTTTTTAATGTTTTCATAACTTTATTTTAAAAAAAAAGAAGTAAATTATAAATTTACTTCTTTCTTATTATTTTATTTAAAATTTAATTATATACCATAATTAGTTTTTTCAATAATTAATGTTAAACTCAAATTACCATCAGGTAATTTATCAGCATCATTAGAATAAATATTACTATTATCATCTAATGCTTTTACAGCTGATGGATAATTTTTATTATAAACTAAATATTTTTTTAATTCACCCCATGTGGTATTATCTTCAAATTCAATTTCATCTAATGAATTTAAATAAACTTGTATTTTTCTCATAATTTTCTGTTTTTAAATTTGTTTAATAAATAATTGATTTATAAATATTGTTTAAAGAATTTAAACCGTATTTTTTGGTAAAATCAGAATTGTCTTTTTCTTTTTTTGTAAATATTTGTTTTGCATTTATACCAAATTCATATTTTAATATATAATAAAGAATCATTGAATATCTACGACCTGTTTGATCATTATCAAAATTTATATAAATGTTTTTATATTTTTGAATATTTTTTTTAATAATTTTTTTATTAGGAAAAGATGATTCTGATTGAAAAATAAGATAATCATAATTTAATTTATTTAATAAAATTGCATCTTTAACAGATTTTGTAATTACAAGATTATCAAATCTTTTATTTGTTTTACCAATTAAATCTTTAGTCACACTTGATATCCATTTCCTATTTTCGCTATATGGTGTATAAATTTTTTTTTTATTATCAAAAATATAAGCATAAGAAATATTATCTGGAATGATCTTTATTTTATTATTAATTTTATAATGTTCAATTGGAATAATTTTATAATTTTTATGATTATCTATTAAATCATATAAAGATATTGAATATTGTTTCCAATATTCAACATCTTTTTTTGTGAAATATCTAGATTTTATTTCTATATCAGTTTTATTATTAGTTTTTTTTAAAAATTTATATTTTGTAATTTTATTTTTTAAAATTAAATTATTTTTATCTTTAATTAAAGATATTAAATAATTTATTGCTTGATTATAATTAAACTTATATAAATCTTTAGTAAAACTAATAATATCTCTTCTTATTTTGATATCTCCATAATCTACGAAAAATAATTTATTATTGTCAGCAAGCCAAAAATAACAACCTGGTGTTTTATCTATTCTAAAAGGTGAAAGATATTTCTTTCTTGGTTCTGGTATTTGATAGATTAATGTAAATAATAATATTTGATTATCAAATATCAATTTCTTTGGTTCATCTAAATATTTCATAACATTATTTTAAAAAGGCATATCATTTACTTTAACATCATCTGGAAAATCATAATCTTCTTTTTTAGAATTATCTTTTTTTTGCTGAATGCTCCAGTTTTGTTCTAAGAACCATTTACTTCTACTAAAAGGATGTTTTTCTCCTTTTGAATTAACATAATGTAATCCATCTTCATCTCTTACTTCCTTCCAATCTCCTTCTCTATGTTCTGTTAAAAATATTCCTTGAGAAACATTTCTTGGTAATTCTAAGAAAGTTCTATCTACATTATCTCTAATATTATATTGATATTGTAAAAAGATATCAAATTTCTTATTTTTAATATTTGATGGAACAAGACTTGTTGCTAATTTCATAAAATCAATTTCACTAATATCCTTAGCAAAAATTTGTTTCAATTCATCTTCTGTTTTATTTGTTATTTCAATCAAGAGTTTAATTATTAATCTGACTCTTAAATATTCTTCTTTTTCTCTTGTTTTTTCATCAAGATTATCACTAATAGTATAATATCTTTTATTGATTTTTATATCACCTTTTTTTAATTCTATTAATAAATATGCAGAATTATTTTCTTCTACTATTTTAAATTCGGTTAAATAAAAACCTTGATTTAATCCAAATTTTAAATTTGAATGCTTATTTTCTTTTTCTCCTGTGTATTTCATAATTATTATTTTTTTTTATTTATAAAAAATTTTACCAATTTATATTTTGATCGTCCTTTATTGTATCATCGATAATATCAAATGATTGTAGTTTAGTTCTTTTTCCCTTTAATTCAGGATGAGAAAATAATCTTTTTAATTCGATTGGTTTTAAATCATATTTTTCAGCTATATTTTTTCTTGTATAGCCATTTTCTAATAATTTAATGATTTCACTAATTTTAATTTGTTTTCTTTCTTTCATTTTTTTTAATTTTGATTAATATTATAATATTCATGTATTTTTTCAGATACATATCCTAAATCATTAGGTATATATAAATCTTTAAACATACCTACTGGTGTATTAGCAGGATATTCTCCATCATTATTAGTTACAAATTGATATATTATTCCTTTTTCACTATCTCTTATTACTTTAGTATAAAGTATAACAGTAAAAAGTCCTTCTAATGTAAGATAATTATCTACCATTTTACCAATAGTTTTCATTTTATATTCTAAATTACCATCTAATTCAGGATGCCATAAAAAATAAATATCTAAATCTCTTCTACTTGTCCTTGCTGTTTCTGTTAATTTATACATTTTGTTCCCAATATCATTATATTTTTCATAACTTTTTTCTTTAGCTCTTGCCATAAATTCAAAAGCCATTATATATTGAGCATCATCAATAACTATATTTTTTATATCTGTTTTTTTATCAGATATAAATTTTATAGCTTTTATTATTATAGAAGCGTCAGAAGTTTCAAGATAATTACCGTTTTCTGATATACTATCTTTATAAAATTCTCTCCAATTTCTAAATCGCAATTCTTTACCTGTTACATTTATAATTACAGTTTCTTTTGGATTTAATCCTTTAATTCCTATTTCTGGTAATTGACCATAAGAAGTACTTTTACCTGTTCCTGATTTACCTACAATTGCTATATTTGCCATAATTTTTTAATTTATTTGTTTTATTATATTGTTGTTTCCATTTATTTGTGTAAAAAAATGAGCTGGTTTAGTATCTCTACTAGCAATTAAATGCCAGCTTCTATATCCAGGAAAACTAGTTAAATAATGTCCAAAATGAGTTTTTAACATAAATTTATCTTCATTAGGATTAAAACCTGTTATTACATAATCAGATTCTTCTCCTGAATTTCCTGAATCTTTAAAATCACTTAAACCAGGATATATTTTATCTTTATTGAATCTCATTCTATCTATAGAATCAATACCTCTATTTAAATGTGCTACATTTACAAAAGTAAATCCACACCAATTTCTTAATTCAACTTGGTATTGATACCATTTGTCTATAATTTGTTTTATATTATAATTTTTTTCTGATTTTAATTTTCTTATATGATCTACAATAATAATAGTATATAATTCTTCATCATTTGGCTTATAATCCACTATCTTTTGTTTAATTATTTTTTTTCCATAATTATCTAATGTCGTATAAGGCATAGTAATAAAATTACCATTTTCTTTAGCATAATTAAGAATATAATTTCTTAAACCTGTTGGATTTTCAGCCATTTCTATTACAGTTACTGCTCCTTCTATAAATTTTCCATTTATCATTCCACCAAATAGTGGAAATAGTCTATTTTTATATATTTCTTCAAAAATTTTTTTATCTTCTTCTTTAACTTTTATTAATTCTTCATCATCATCTAACATTTTTCCAATTAGATACATATAATTTATTTTATATTCTTTTCCTTTATGAAAAAATGTTTCTTTATTAAAATCAGTTTTGAAAAAAAAAGGAGCTAATCTAAACATTTTTCTAACTCTTGAGATTTCAAAAGAAAAATATATCCATTTAATTTTTCTTCCTTTTAAATAATCATTTAAATAAGGAGATAATAAAAAAGCATAATCTACAAACATTGTTTTACCTACTTTTGGTGCTGCACCTATAGTATAAATTGCTTCTCTTTGAATACCACCTGTAGCAATGTTTAAATTTTTTAAGCCAAAAGACAATCCTTTTTTGGTATTATCTAAAATTTTTTTTACTTTTTCTTCCATTGTTATTGCTCTTCTTTAAGAATTTCTAAATATGTTAATAATTTACTTCCAGTAGGATTTCTTTGTTTTTCAATGAAATAATTTGCATTTTGAATATATTTTATATGATATCCTTTATATAAACAATCTTCTAAATATAATTTGGCTGCATCTAAAATATCTTGTTTACTATATTGTGGATATTCTAGAAAAAACTTTTTAAATTTTTTTATTATAGTTTTTCTATCCCCTCTTAAACTAGTATCTATCTGTATAAACAAACTTCTATATTGCTCTATAAAATCTTGAGTTATATTATCACCATATAAATTTATATTCCAAATTATTTCATTAGTATCATAATTTTTTTCAAAAAAATTCAAATTATTGACTTTATTTACTATGATTTCGTTAAAATCATATTTAATATTATGATATACAGATAATAAATATAATAAACCTTCATCTAAAATATCTTCTTCTGATAATATTCTAATTATTTCTTTATTTATTTCCATTATTCTTCAATTTTATTAAAATTACCTAAATAATAATTAAACTTCTTTACTTTTTTAAAAGAAGGAATTATTTTATTTACCCATTCTTCTTCTACTGTATTTTTAGCAACAATTATAAATACTTTTAATTTTTTATTTTCATCAGTTTTTAATAGACCTCTGGCTATTTTTTGAATAAATACACCAGGATTACTATCAAAACTTTCTATTATAATATAATCTATATTAGGAATAGTTACTCCTAATTTTAACATTTCTATTGTTGCTAAATAATTTGTTTTATCATTAATAAAATCAGACAATAATTTTTCATTATCATTTGATTTAGAATCAATTACATTTTTACAAATTAACTTTGCAATTTCAATTCTTTTTGTAAAAATAAGTGTTTTTTTATTATTAATCAAATTTAATAATGATTTAGTTGTTTCGATTTTACTTTTTAAATTATAAAGAATTGAAGCTCTTGCTAATCTATTTTTTTTACTAGGATATTGTGCTATTTTTTTTGTGTAATAATTATAAGATTTCTTTTCAGAAGTTTTAAAATTAAAATTTTTAGTTTTTATTTGTATATTCTTTTTAATATCTAATTTTGAATAAATAATTACTAATTCAAAATCATTTATTATATTATCTTCAATTGCATTTTTTAATTCATACGTATATGAAATTAAAAAATTTAATTTATGTAATAAAACAAATAATTTATTTAGATCTCTAGGTAATGTTCCAGTTAAACCTAATAATAATTTAGCATTTTCTAGTTTATCTTTAGCTAATTTATATTTATTCATAGTTAAACTTTGAATTTCATCTAAAATAATATATTCTGATTTTAATTTAGTTATACTTCTATAATTTAATATATTTATTTTTAATTCAGGATATATTAATTCTTTTTCTTTTTTCCAAGTTTCTATATTTGTTTTATAAGGAACTAATATATCTACTTCTTTTATTTTTTTTTCTTTTAAAAATAATAATGCTATCCTTGTTTTTCCAACTCTCATGGTAATATTAAGTATTAGACGATTATTACCATCATTATAATTTTTTAATAATGACTCAAAAGCCTCTTTTTGTATTTCATCTCTATTCATTTTTTTTTATTATTTAAAAAAGGGGAGAATAAATCTCCCCTTATTATTAAACAATTTCATCTAATTTGTTAAGTTCATTTTCTAAATCTTTAAATAGCTCTTTGTTGCTAAATTCGATTTTAAGATCTTCAGGAATTCCTTTATTATTAAATATTCTATTATATAATTTATCGTACTCCTTTTTTAATTCTGATAATTTTAATTTATTAATTTTCATTTTAGAATCTTCTATATAAGACTCAATTGGATAATTTCTGATTTTTATCTCTGAAATTCCTGCTTCTTTTAAATCTTTATTTGCCGCTTTTAAAGATAAAAGATAAGGTAAAATTTTAGTTTTGATAACATATTCGTTTGATTTATTAATATCAAATTCATTATTATCAATAACAATAATTCCTTTTGTTTCAAATTGCTTTTCTTCTAAAGCCTCAATGAAATTTCTCTTTTTTTCTAACAATAAGAATAATTTTTTGAATTTTTCTTCCATTTTTTTTGTTTTTTGTGTTAATAAATTATAGTTAAATAAAAATAGATCATATTCTCTTCTTTTTCTATAAGTAGGCAATTCATCTACTTTTCGATAATGAAAAAGAATATTGGTATCTATTTGGTTTTTTTTTATTAAATTTGATTTTATTAGATTGCCGATTCCCCAATTAAATGAAATATCAGCTAATGCTAAATATTGAGTATAATTTAAATCAAAGAATCTTTTTTTTACTATTGCTAAATTTTTATCAAATTGTTCTCTTAGCAACGAATCTGCTTGTGCTTCAGTTATTGTATCTAAATTTTTAAAATATCGACACCCATAACCTATAGCATCATATCCATTATCATCATAAATTGTTAATTTTAAACCTTCCCATTTTTTAATCATTTTAATTAAATTTTCTTTATGATTAATAGAAGGATTTAAATTAGTTATTAAAAATATTGTTATTAATACTTTCATTGTTTTTTATTTTTTTGATGTATTCTAATGTTTTTTTAATATAATAATTATAATCTATTTTTTTAAATAAAATATTTATGTTATTGTTATCAATTCTATTTACAGGCATAGTAAAATAATCAGCTTCTACTTGTTCTTCTTTATCAGATTCAAATATTTTAACTAATTTGCCTCCATCTTTAGTAACAAGATATCTTGTTACTTTACCAAATTCTTGTTGAAATAACAACCCATTATCCTTAGTTCTATAAACTAATTTTGTATTTTTTTTTAATTTAACTCTTTTACAAAAATCAAAAATGTCTTTATGATTTTTTATAAAATCAATTGGATTATTATGTTTTATAAAATATTCTTCTAATGCCATAGGAACTATTAACATACTATGATTTTTATGATGTTCTAAATTTTTATAAGAAAATAATGCTCCTTTTGACTTTATAGAGCCATTTTCTTTTTCAGCAATATAATTATTTACATTAGCAATTATCATTTGTTTATAATAAGTAAATTCCATTTTTAATTTAGTTGTCTCTTCCCATTCATTTACTATTGTTTTTAATTCTGATAAATATTCTTTTTCAACCATCAATGTAATTCCATCTGTATTTACTTGTATTAATTCAACATCATATATATTAATAAAAATTTTTTCTATTAACATTAGTAACATCAATTGCCCATTAATTGTAGTCCCCATACCATATTTTAAATCACCGAAAATACTAGATGGTTTTAATGATTTACCAAAAATAATGTTTAATGCTAATTTATAAAGTGTATTTAATGGATGTGGCTTTTTATATAATTTTCTTCTTTTTGAAAATGAACTATATTTTTCTAAAAATATTTTAGAATCTTCATTTCTTTCTTCAAATAACTTTTTTATTTGGCTAGGTATTAGATTGTTAGAAATTGCTATATTTGGATAATAACTTGATACATCAATATCTATTATAATTCTATTTTTACTACTTTTAAAAATTCCATTTTTAGAGCCATGTAGTCCACCTGTACCTAATACTATTTTCATATTATGATACCATATATTTAAATTTTTTTGTTTATTTTTATATGTATCTTTTACATAATATCCTTCTAAATCTTCTAATTCTTTAAAATCTAATTCTGTAAAAAAACTTTTTGGAGTTTTTATCTCTTTATTAGATATGTATTTTAATAATTTTTTTAAAATCGGTGTTTCAAATTTTATATAATCGAAAATAATATTTTTTATTTCTATTTCTTCAAAATTTTCTTTATTTGTGTATAAATAAGGTAAATTTAGTTCTTGCTTTAATATTTCTTCACCTAATTTAGTATTAGGTAAATTTAAAATATTTTTATATGTATCATCTAATCTAATACTAATTTCATTTTGCATACTAAAAAATAATTCTTTTGTAGCAAAAACATCATTTTTACAATAATATTTAATGATTTCTAATTCTTTTTTATTTACTCTTTTTTCAGGTGGAAATGGTAAATTTTCAATATTTGGTAATCTTAAATTAAATTCAATTAATTTAAGAGAAGCCGATGTAGCTTTTGTATTATATCCACCTATTTCTGCCAAATCTAAATGATTTAAATATTTAATTTTATAATTTGTTTCTTTTTTTATTAATTTATCGCTAAAATTAAATATTTCTATATTATTTATTTTACCCTTTTTAATTTTGTCAAATAAGAAACTTAAAACTTTAGCATCATAATTTAACGAATTAAATCCTGTAAAATAATAATCTTTATACTCTTTTATAAATTTTAGAAAATCTTTTATATTATTTGCATATTCAGAAATTTCTAATTCAAAATTACTTTTTTTATCAATGTCAAAAAAGTAGATATAAAAATAATTTATACCTACTTCTATGTCATAGATTAAAAAACTTTTTTCTTGATTTTTTAAATATATATTCATAATTCTTATTGTTTAATATAAAAATATTTTTTTCATTAAATCTTTTATTTCTTATATATTCTCTTTTTTTAAAGAAATTGTTTTTTTCTTCTTCATCTTGTATTAAATTATGAATAAGACTGTTAAAATTTTTTCCATAAAATTTTTTTATAAATTTTTTATTTTGCCGATTAAATTTTAATATTACCATAATATTTTATTTTTTGATTTATATTAAAAAAAGAGGAAAAATAATTATTACAAATATATATAATAATATTTTCCTCTCAAAAAAAAAACTATGAAAAATTTTTATTATTTTTTTAAATTATTTTTATTTAAATGTTTAATAAATTTTTTTAAATTTAAAAATTTTTCACTTTGCATTTGAAATATTATATTGAGCTGTTCAATAGTATATTTTTCATTATTTATAATAAAAAATATTTTATCTTTATCTTTTGTTAAAATTAATAATGAAAATAATTTTATAAAATTTTTTAATGATATTTTTATAAAATCATTTTTAAAATCTTGATAATAAATTTTTATTTTTTTCATTTTCCATATTTTAGTTTTTTATAATTTGTATATTTATTATTTAAATATTTAATAGGTACTTTTGTAGTAGGATAAAAAGTCACTATTTCTTTAGTATTTTCATCTACTACTAAAATATATTCTCTATATATATTAGCATCACATAATAATTTTGTTTTATAAGCTGTATATGTTGATGTTTTTGATGGTAATTTTTTTATTTTTGTAATATTTGGTGATTTTTGAAATTTATCTAATAATTTTAGAATATATTCTTCATCACTCTTTAAAAATAAACTTTTGTGCTCAGGTACTTTTAAACCTTTTTTAATCCAATAAATTGGAGTGTGCTTAAATATATGTTTGAAACCTCGTTTCAGACTCCCTTCTTTTAAGAAAAATGCATCTTCATTAAAACATAAAACTTTTAAAAATTTTGATGAAACTAAATTGTATAATACTACATTTTCTGCAGTTAAATTATATGCATCTAATATACCAATAGTTTGTGTACCTATTATTAATGGTGTTGTTAATATAAGAGAATACATAACATTATCGAAAGTTGAATAAATAATATATTCTCTATATTTTTTACTTTGTTTTAATAATATTAGATTATCTTTTTTAAAAAAATCATATAATCTTTTATTAAATTCATTTATTGCATTGCATTTTTTATTTTCGTATCTATAAAATTCGCTGTTTTTTAAAATTAAAGTATCATCTATTTGTATCGCAAATGGTACTATATCTGCAATAAAAGTTTCTGGGTTATTTAACCATTCATTAGTTTTTTTGTATACATCTTGCATACTAGGTGACTCTGGATTTTCTTCTTTATAGTCATTATACGAATTACATCCTATAATGAATATTATTAAAAATAAAAATATTTTTTTCATAACTTTTTTTTTATATGTTTATTTTTCTTTTTTAAAAAAAATATGATATATTATTATAATAATTATTAAAATTAATGTAATAAAATCTATTGTAATAGTCATTTTTTTTTATTTTTAGTTTTTTTTAATATTAATTTTAAGATATTTAAAAGTAATTTATTTGTTAATAGTTTTTTTTTCACTTTTTTATTAATTTTTCAAAGATTATTATCCTTTTTATATTTCTTTAATTTGAAAATTGTTATATTTTTTTTTGTAATAATTTTTGACAATTTCATCGCCTGTTTACGTTGAAAATAATTACCTGCAAATAATTCCGCTTGTAATCTTTCATCTCGATATATGTTTTTTTCAAGCTCTCTTATTCCTTGTTTCCAACCGACTCTATTGCAAAAATTAATTAAATCTTGAAATTTTATTTTTTTTATTTTATTTTGTTTTTTTTATATTTTTTTCAATAAAATATCTTAATTTATCGGCATCACCGACTGTGATGATGAAATAATCGTCTTCTTTATAACCCTTTATATCTTTTTCTTTAGATATTATGTAAATATCTAAAACAAAAAATATATTTAATAAATATTCTGTACAATCTTTTAAACTGCTTTTAATATAACAATGGTTATAAACCCTATTGTCTACAATTCTTATTCTCTCTAAAACCTTTTTATAACGGCTTTTTAAATTGCCGCTTTTTTTAAAAATATTTTCCATAACATAAATTTTTTTTTAGTTTATAATTTAACCTTTTTGCTGTGTGCAGGAAAAAGGTTAAAGTGTGTATTACAAAGTGGATTCTAATATCCTTATAGCCTTTCTCAATTGTTTAATCTTATACTGTTGGCTTTTATCCCATTCTTTTTGAGTTTTTTTTCTAAGCCACTGTGTAGGTGCTGTCGTACCTAGCATTCTTTCTTTATGCTCTACCTCTCTTTTTAACTTGTTTATAATTTCTCTCATAACATTTGTTTTTTGTTTATAATTTAGTTTATTTATAATTTTTAAATAATAATCATCAAGATATTGTAATATGCCATCAGCTATTTTATTACATTGTTCTGATGTAAAATTATTAGTAGCATATAATGCATCCTGTATAGCTTCCATTGCTATATCATTTATATCACTTTGCATAATTAAATTCTATTTTTTTCACTTTTTTATTAATTTTTATTACAAATGGTAATATGTCTACAATAAAAGTTTCTGGATAATCAATCAATTAATATGTTTTAAAATAAGCATTTACCATATCAGGGCTAGATGGATTTTCGTTTTTATAATCATTATAGGATTTACATCCTATAATAAATAGAACTAAAAGTAAAATCATTTTTTTCATAATCTGTTTTTTTTTTAATTAATTACTATTTAATTTTTTAAATTTTGTAATCATCATCTTTTTTCCATGAATTTTGATCTTTTTTACTTGCCGTAAAATAAACTAAGGCAATCGCAATAAATATTATTAATGTAATCATATTATTTTTTTTAAATGTTTATAATTAATTCTGAATTATCTGATAAGATAAATTTTATTTTATCTATTGATAAATCTTTAATAATCTTGTTTATTCTATTTTTTGTTAGATAAACTGGTAATGTCCAATTATCAAGTTCATCATCACAATATTGTATAGAAAATATTATTTCAGGAATGTTAGAAATTTCTAACAATAATTTTTTTATTAATTTTCTTTTTCCTATAATATTTTCTGATAAAAAAATATTATTATTATTATTTATTTCTATTTTTTTATCTATTTTTTTTATAATTTTTGTTATTTTATTTTTCATAATTTATTTTTTTTAATTATTTTTAGTTGATTGTAGTAGTATAAAAAAAAATAATAAGTTGATTGTAATAAACTTATTATTTTTTTTGTTATTAAAATATATATTTTTCCATATTTTTATATACTATTTTTGGAAGATTTTTAGGCTTGTATGAATTAGCCTTATTTATCTTCCTTATATATTTTTCAAAGAAAATATAATAATATTGCCAATTAAAAGAACCTGCATTTTCAGAGGTTTCAAGTAATTTTATTTTTAAATTCCAAAATTTTTGGAATTCTTTTATATTTTCACCTTTTTTTCCAATTGCTTTGCCTATAAATTTTTTGGGGACTTTGAGAGTCCCATTTTCAAGACAAACAGACTTCCTATTGTTTATCTCAAATGAATGGTAATAAGCTACAGGAGTTTTTCCTTGCAGCATTTCATTTCTTAATTCTTTGTATTTCTGCTCATATTTTTGAGCAGCTTGAATACCTTCGAAATATAATTTAATATGATTTGGGTTATCGCCTAAATCAATATTATTCCAATAAAAATGATAAAAATCATTTTCATTAGGAACAATATTGATATTTATATCATATTCTTTTTCCATTTCCTCTTTAAAAGAGAAAAATTCTTTCTTTTTATTCTTTGCATTTCTAATTTTTTCAATGGATTCAGCCCATTTTACAAGGGAGTTCCATTCGTCACAATCTGTATTATTATGGCAAAATATGCCATAACTTACAGCGATACCAGGACTATTCCTGATATCATCATTATCAATCATAAGATATTGCCCGATATATTTAAAATATTGTTCCTGCTCATCGAGTGTGAGCTTAAAGAACTTATATTTTTTATTTAATGCCTTTCTTAAGAAGGCATAATCGTTCGGATAAGATTTTAACTTATCCAATTTGGTAGGTGTTCCTGTAATAATACTACCTATAGCACCTTCGGGTAGACCTATATTTATTCTGTCTACTTCTATAGGTCTACCCCAGGCATCTAATGGATTAGGTTGTGGCTGATAGATACCTACAGCCCAACCGTTATCACCTCCTCCGAAACCCGCTTCGGAGAAGCTGTAAAAATCAGGATAGCATTCTGTAGTAATACTACCCTTAAAAATA